CCATTCTTCCCATTCTTTCCACCATTCTTCCCATTCTTCCCGTTCTTCCCATTCTTCCCACCATTCTTCCCAGGCTTTGGACCATTCTTCCCACCGTACTTCCCGTTCTTCCCACCGTACTTCCCGTACTTCCCACGCTTTGGGGGCCCATTGTCACCAAGGGCTACATGATATAAAAACTAAGTAAGGTATACCACATCAGAGTCTTGGTGTGGTATACTTTTATTTAGAAAACTTTAATAGAGATAGGAATAAAATGTCAATATATGATGAAAATGTTAATCCGTGGTTTACAAAAGATAGATCCGAAACAGCGTCAAATAGGGTTGCCAAAAGATTTTTAGACAACAATGTTTCTGTATCAAACTTAGGAATAGGACTACATGTTTATCAAAACACATTTTCATTAAATGATGCAAATAGATATATTGATATTCTTGAATCAAACCTATCAACAAATAAAAAATATAAGTGGTCTGAAGCAACAGTAACAAACTCTACCACACCAATTAAAAAAGCAAGAGACTGTGTTGATTTTAAATACAAGCAAGAAAATTTGGGAACAAGAGATGAGCATAACTCAGAGTTAATAGATCTACATGAAGAGATATATCAAAAACTTAAGTATTGTATAGACGACTATGCAAAATATTGGGGTATAAATGTTGTATATTATGAAGCATTCAACTTTGTTAAGTATGAAGGAAAAGGTACTCATTTTAATATACACGCAGACCATGGCCCAGCATATAATTGTACTGTGTCTGCCGTTATCTATATTAATGACGAATACGAAGGTGGGGACTTAAAGTTCCCAAGACTAGATAACCTAGTGTATAAACCAAAGGTTGGAGACATTGCCATTTTTCCTTCTAACTATATATATGAGCATGCCTCTTTGCCTATGGAGTCAGGAACAAAGTACTGTGTTGTTGTTATGACAGACATAAATGAACTAGGCCATAAGTAGTGAGCGAAAAGCTTAATCTAGCAATATTTAGATCATTTAGGCCTTGGTTAAATAAAGAAAGTATCAGCGTTCCCTCATCAACTCAAAGCGTTATTCCAGAATGGTACAAAGATGCAGACAGATTTGCTAAAATGCCAAATGGAGAATATTATAAAGCGCCAAAAGAGGTTTGTCCATTTCCTAAAGAAGGAACTGTTGACGACTATGGAAAGATTCCAACATGGAAAGCCTGTCCTGCAATCATGGATGCATTTTCAACTGGGTATGTTTTTAAAACTCCATGCGATTTAGTTTTTTTTAAAAATGATCAAGGAATAATTAATGTAAAAATTGAAGATTTAAGATATAAAGATTTTTGTACTCAAAGACCGCCAATGCCACAATTTGAACATCCAAAAGGATTTTACAAACATCATTTTGCTTGGTTTGCTGATTGGGGCTTGGAGTTACCAGAGGGATACAGTGCCTTATTTATGACACCCATGAATAGGTTTGATCTTCCATTTATAAATACAACAGGAGTAGTTGATTCAGATAGCGTTCATCTTCTTGGAAGTTTTCCTTTTTTTATTGCAGATGGTTGGGAAGGAACTATTCCAGCAGGAACGCCTTACCTGCAAATTCTTCCATTTAAAAGAGAAAACTGGAGTCATGAACTTGAGATTTTGGCACAGTCAGAAATGTATGATAAAATGGTAGATAACGCAAACTTTTATCGTCAACCAGATGGCGGTATTTATAAAAATAAAGTCTGGTCAAGAAGAGAATATAGATAAGGAATATATTATGCAAACATGGACAGAAAAACAAGATCTTGGAAATGGTATTTTTTGTTACAAAAATGTTATTAAAAAAGAAATTAACGTTATAGAAAGAATTGAGGCCAATCTAAAACCAGAAGGAGACGAAACTGGTTATAGTTGGCAGCCTGCATATGTTGGGTATAAACAGTTGATGCCAGATTATAGAGACTGCAATGATTTTAAATATAAAAAAACAGACATAGAGCATGACAAAAGTCCTGTAGGGCTAAATCTACAGTCTTTATGGCAGGACCTGTATGATGTAAAACTTCCAGTCGTTCAGGATTATTCAAGAATGTATAACATTAATAATCTTCAATATTGGGAAGCGTTTAATTTTATTAAATATGGGCCAGGACAACACTTTATGGAGCACCACGACCATGGGTTTTCTTATAACTGCACTGTATCTTTGGTTGGTTATATAAATGATGACTATGATGGCGGGGAGTTATACTTTAGGCTTCAAGATTTAAAGGTTAAGCCAGAAGCAGGAGACCTATTCATCTTTCCATCAAACTTCATGTATGCTCACCAAGCAATGCCAGTCACTTCTGGAATTAAATATTCAATTGTCACGATGTTAGATTATAATAAAAAGTTTCATACCCCAGAAATGTACGTAGAAGAGTCTAACTAGTGTATGACATAATTGTTGAAAAAATGCCAGGAGCAATTTTTGAACTTTCTCCAATGTCTATTAAAAGAGACTGGATGGACAAGACTTCTGAAAATCATGCTTATAGGTGTTTTCCAGTAACCCAGGCAAATGTTATTGGCTATAGTCTTTCTTGTAAAGAAGACATAGAATTTATTTGGGATGGAGTAAATGATCAAAGTTCAAGTCATGTTGAAATATTTAGTCCATTAAGTGCTTACTCTGGAAGAGGTCAATCATCAATAAGCATTGATACAGGACTAATATTTAGAACACAACAAGATGTTAGTATGTTTATGATTAATCCAGTTAACTACTTTACTGATGAATTTGAAACAATGTCATCTTTGATTAGTACGTCATTTTATGATAATCCTCTTCCTCTTGCACTTAAAGCAAAGATTCCTAATAAAAAAACGGTAATTAAAGCAGGAACTCCAGTAGCAACAATAATTCCTATTTCTTTAAGTCAACTAAACAACAGTACTATTACTATCGTAGATTATTCTGATGAAGATAGAAAAAGAATTGATGCAAACATATCCTATGGAAGTGCAGCACAAAAGTTAAACTCATCTGGAGACTGGACAGATTGGTATAGAAATGCTGTAAATGAAAAACAAGAGCCTCTTGGGTATCATGAAGTAAAAACTTTAAAACTGACAGTGAAAGATAAGGGTAAGTAATGAATGAATTAAAAATTACGCATGATGACATGGTAAACAATTATATCAAAAATGCTAAAGAAGGCAAAGTTAGTCATTATATGATAACAGTTTCTAGAGATGAAGAGTCTCCAGTTAGATCAATAATTTCTTTTGATAATGAAAAACAGGCTTTAGAAGGATATGATATGTATCAGGACGCTGGTTTTGCAAAAAACTATTTAACCGTATCTTTATATGATCCATCGGGAAATAAGGTTGAAAAAGTTTTAAAAAGAAACCATGCAGGAGATCCATCTTTTGTTAGACAAAACTATATCGATATAGTTGAAGTGCTTCATTCTTTAAAAAATAAATTAAATAAAGAAGACTATGAAGAAGCATGTATAAAAATTGTTACTTCCTTTGCAAAAGATAACTGGAGATTTAGTTCAGACAGATTTTTAAAACAACTAGAAATAAATAGGATTTTATAGGGCATTAACCCTGTGATATAATAAAACATGGAAAAAATAAATTCATCTGTTGTAGTAAGAAAGCCTTCAATGACTCCCTCTGGGTGGTTTGGAGATAGCAAAGATATGATTGTAGAATTACAAAATTTTATGACAGAAGAAGAAATGTTATTTTTAGAAAAGGCTGCAAAATCTTTAACTATTTGGGATGTAACTCAAAGCCATGTAAATGAAAATGGAACAGTCGTTTATGATTCAGATTACTGGAAAGATCGAGTTGCAACACAGCCAACCTTAGACAAGAATGATCGATCTATTTCTCCGATAATTGCAGGACTGTTTGAAAGATTAAAGCCAATTGTTGAGGATTTTTATAAAGTAGAAGTTAACCCTACAGGAACTACAATTGTCAAGTGGCTTCCAGGACAATTTCAAAAACCTCATGCAGACAAAGAACTTCATGAAGGGCCAGATGCTGGAACACCTAATGATTTTCCAAACTATGATATTTCTAGTTTATTTTATTTAAACGATGATTACGAAGGCGGAGAATTATATTTTCCAAAACAAAATGTGCAGTTTAAGCCAAAAAGGGGATCGGCATATTTTTTCCCAGGAGACAAAAATTATATTCATGGAGTAACGGAAGTTAAAAGTGGATTAAGATTTACATGCCCATTTTTTTGGGAGATAATTAAGCACACTGGGGAAAGACAGCCATAATGAATAAAGACATAGATTTTATTGAAATATATCCTAAAGTTTTTGTATATAAAAATCTTTTTAAAGATATACACAACACTCTTTTAGTTTTAAAAAATAAAAATAACGAAGGCCTTCTTAGTCCATGGACACAGTGGTCTTTTTTTGGAGATTATGTTAATCCGTTATTTAAAGACTATCCATATACCATGGGCCTCGATGAATTTAAAAAAGTAAAAACAAGTACAAAAAAAGAAAAAGATCAAAAAAATGCAGTCGTAGAACTATTTGAAAATTTTCACATAGCAACCGAACATTATATAAAAACAAATAATGTAGAATTTGACATAGACAAAATTTTGATTAAAAAAAACGGTCAGCCTACAAACGAATGGACCACTAACGGTCCATCAATAGCAAGATATAAAACAGACACAGATGACCCACTTGCTATGACGTATCACTCTGATTACATTAGAGAGCCAATCATAAGCCCAGGATACAAGTTTGCAATTACTGCTTTGACTTATTTTAATGATGACTACGAAGGCGGAGAGATTGACTTTATTGTAAATGGAGAAGCATACATGTATAAGCCAAAAGCAGGAGATTTTTTATTATTTCCTTCAGGGCATCCAAACGTATTAACTAAAGAAGGCCAGGTATACTTACATGGAGTCATGCCTGCAAAAGGAGAAAACAAATATATTTCTAGAATGTACTGGATGAAATATGAAGTTGGATCTGATGAATGGTTTGATAAAGAAGAAGAGTTTGGCAAAGATGTTTGGGAAAAGATGCAACCAGAAATTATGCAAAAATTTAGAGACGACCATCCAAATAAAATGAGTGCAAAAAAAGAAAAGAGGATACAATGAATTTAAATAATAAAAATAGAATAACAAAAGATATTGTTGTTTACGAAGACTTTTTAACCAAAGATGAATGTTCTAAAATTGTAAATGCTTTAGATGCTCAAGCAGAAAACGGAAAAATGTCTTGGATGCCTATTTCTTTTTATGAGTCATATTCTTCTGTTTTGCCACAAGACAACGATCAAGAAGTTATTGATGCAGGACTAGTACCAACTATTTTTTCAGATATTGAAAATATGGTGCCTGTAGCAATTGCATCAGTTCATGATCTAGATCCAAAAATAATTTCTAAAATTGGTTATCACACTCAAAAATGGGAGCCAGGTGCATATGCTCGTATTCATTCAGACAATACAGATGCAGGAGGAAACTCGGGGGCATTTACAAGAAGCAGGTATGCAGGATTTTTATATTTAAATGATGATTTTGAGGGTGGTCTTCTTAAGTTTCCAGGACAAGAGATAGAAATTCAACCCAAGGTTGGAATGCTTGCCGTTTTTGACGGGGGATTTAACAATATGCACGAAGTGTCCCTTATTACTAGTGGAGTAAGGTATACAATAGGATCATTTTGGGATGATAGAGAAGAAAATGCGTACCCGCAAGAACTCAGAGACTCTTGGGCAGCAGAGATGAAAGAGACAAGAGCAAAACAAGAGATTGAAAGAGCAGAATGGCAAGAAATTTTAAAAAAAGGGTATAAAATAGACTCTGAAGGCAATAAGTATAAGGTGGAGGAGTAATACTATGGAAATATTTTTAAAGAAAGAGTTAGATGATGCAGGGTTTAACCCTACAATCCTTGAAGGAGAGATCCTTATGATTGAAAATTTTTTGTTAAAGGAAGAGTTAGAAGAAATACTATCTTTAATTAATGGAACAAAAGACGAAGATTGGTCTGTAGAATATAAAAAAAGTTTAAAAAACTTTTGTATGGAAAAGTTTGGAAGAGACGACATAGATAACCTTGTTGCTGAAGGAAAATATGAAATAACACATAACTGGTATGACAAAAACTTAGACATTCGTCATCTTGCTATTTCAAGAACAATTCATGGAAGACTTCAAAAATTAATTACTCTTTCAGATGATCAATTAGATCTTTCTGGCTTTGCAACACTACAAAGGATGCAGCCTGGAGTTGAACTAAAAAGCCATACAGATCAACACACAGACCCATCAATTAGACATGCAGCGATACTTTATCTTAATGATGACTATAAAGATGGAACTTTGTTTTTTAAAAATAAACCAGGAGTAGAGCCTGTTCCAAAATCAGGAACTCTTCTTGTTTTTCCAGGAAACGAAGAGTATGAGCACGGAGTAAGACATGTTGGAGAAGGACCAATTAGGTATGTTCTTGTTGGTTTTATAAAACTTAAAAACTTTTACGAAAACAATAAATACTAGGGGGAATAATGAATAGAGAGATACTTGAAGAAAAGGTTTACTATTACACAAATGTAATTGAGGATCCTAAGAAATTAATAAATGCAATTGAAGATGACAACAAGAACCCCTGGGGTGAATGGATGGCTTGTAGTGGTCAAGCATATGTTTATGGAACAGACAAGACCATTACTTTAACATCAGAAACAGATGAAAAAAATAAATATATTTATGAAACCTTGCAAAAAGCATTTGATGATGTAGCAAGAGATTATGCTAAGGCGCAAGGAATTACGGATGAGCCAAAACTCTTTCCTCAGTATCCAATTAAAAAGTATCAACCAGGAACCTTTATGGGTGCACACTTTGACCAACAAGAAGGTGACGAAAGGCTAAAGGTTTCTTTTGTTATGTATCTTAATGATGATTACGAAGGCGGAGAAATTTCTTTTACTATTGCTTCACCAGATGGAGTTTTACAAAATGCAAGTCCAGAAGCAGATTTTGCAGAAGCAGAAAAAAACAAAGTCTACACTTTTGCAGTAAAACCAAAAGCAGGAAGCATCATTGTGTTTCCTCCATCACCACCGTACCATCACACTGCTCATCTAGTTAAGAGTGGTGAAAAGATTATGGTTCCACAACACTGGATTCACTAAAATGCCCTTGCACCATCAACAGTTTAGTGAGCAAGAGCAGTTTGTTTTAAATGTGTTAAATAATAAAAAAAACGGATACTATGTAGAACTAGGTGCTGCACACTCTATAAATGGAAGTAATACCTATAGACTTGAGAATGAATTTGATTGGTCTGGTGTTTCATTTGAGATAGTCCCAGAACTACATAAAGAAGTTTCAAAAAATAGAAAAAATCCATGTGTCCTTGGTGATGCAACAAAATTTGATTATATAAAATATTTTCAAGAAAATAATTTTCCAGATCAAATAGACTACTTACAGGTAGATATTGACTCTGGATATAAACTTAATGGAAGACCTCAAGGAAATGCCTACCTTTCTTTGCACGGATTGATTTCTGTTCCACTGAACAAGTATAGGTTTTCTGTTATTACTTTTGAGCATGATGCAAATATGTATTGGAGAAATACAGCAATGAGGGATGCACAAAGAGAAATTTTAGACTCGCTTGGTTATTCTTTAGTAGTAAGAGAAATACATGAAGACTGGTGGGTAGATCCAAACGTTATAGACTTAGAAACATATAGACCATTTTTTAAATGGAACACTCTTTAATAAACTATAAACAACAACTTTAGAGAAGAGTTTTGCTTTTTATAAAACTCTGCTATACTTAACATTATTCCGTTTTTGAAAGGACGATACACATGTCAGATTTTTTTAGTTTTAAACTTCCAGAAGATTTTGTAGAAAAGTATAAAAACCAAGAGAGCCCATTTGGGTTTAAAGATGCAGCAGAAAATTCACTTGGAGAGATTACTTTTATTCGCACATACTCTCGTATGAAAGAAGATGGAACTAAAGAAAGATGGCATGAGGTTTGTCGCCGTGTAATCGAGGGCATGTATTCAGTTCAAAAGAATCATGCCAAGGAAAACCGTTTACCATGGAATGACTATAAGGCTCAAAAGTCAGCACAAGAAGCATTTCAAAGAATGTTTGAATTAAAGTGGACTCCACCAGGTCGTGGAATGTGGACATTTGGAACACACATGACAATGGAAAAGAAAAACTCTGCAGCACTCCAAAACTGCGCAATGGTATCAACAAAAGATATTGACAAAAATGATCCAGGAGCATTGTTCTCATGGGTAATGGATGCACTTATGCTTGGAATTGGTGTAGGGTTTGATACTTTAGGACAGGATAAGAATATTCAAATCTGTCAACCTACAGAGCCAGAAGTGATCTATGAAATCCCAGACACTCGTGATGGATGGGTAGAATCAGTTCGTATTTTAATTAACTCATACCTAAGACCAAACCAGTCTATTCAAAAGTTTAACTATGACTTGATACGTCCTTTAGGAGCCCCCATTAGGGGCTTTGGAGGGGTTGCTAGCGGACCAGCACCACTTATTCGTATGCATGAGCAGATCGACAAGGTTATTGGCTCTAGAGCAGGGCAAACTCTAGATTCTCGTGGGATCACAGACATTATTAACCTTATTGGAACATGTGTTGTTTCTGGAAATGTTCGTCGCTCAGCAACTCTTGCTTTGGGTACACCAGAAGATGATAACTTTATTAATCTAAAGAATGCAGAAGTTTTTCCAGAGCGTAACTCTTTTGATTCAGAAAATCCAGGATGGGCATGGATGTCTAACAATTCTATTTCTGCAACAGTAGGAATGGATTATGAAAAATATACAGATTTAATTATTGACAATGGAGAGCCAGGGTTTGTTTGGCTTGATGTTGCTCGTAATTATGGTCGTCTTGCAGATCCTGCAGATGGCAAAGACTATCGAGTGATGGGCTTCAATCCTTGTGCGGAGCAGCCATTGGAATCATACGAACTATGTACACTTGTAGAAGTGCACTTAAATCGTCACGACTCCAAGGAGGACTTCCTCAAGACATTGAAGTTTGCTTATCTTTATGGAAAGACTGTAACACTTCTTCCAACACACTGGCCACAAACAAACGGTATCATGCAACGTAATCGTCGTATTGGAACATCCTTAACAGGTATTGCATCATTTGCTGATGAGAATGGTTTACCAGCAGTTCGTGAATGGATGGACGAAGGATATAACAAGATTCGTCATTACGATAAGAAATACTCAGAATGGCTATGTGTTCGTGAGTCAATTCGTGTAACAACTGTAAAACCTTCAGGTTCTGTTTCAATTCTTTCTGGTGCAACTCCTGGAGTTCACTGGGGTCCTGGTGGAGCATTCTATCTTCGTGCTATTCGTTTTGGAAATACAGATCCAATGCTTCATTTATTTAAAGCAGCAGACTATACGATTGAAGCAGATGTTGTTTCAGCAAATACTTCAGTAGTTTATTTTCCAGTTAAGACTGGAGAGCAGAGATCTGAAAAAGAGGTTACTTTATTTGAAAAAATTGCTCTTGCAGCAACTGCTCAAAAGTACTGGTCAGACAATGGCGTATCTGTAACATTATCCTTTGATAAGGAAACAGAGTCTAAGCATGTTGCTCCTGTACTTCATATGTATGAGGGACAACTAAAGGCTGTATCTTTCTTGCCAATGGGTAATACCGTTTATCCACAACAACCATATACAGGAATTACTGAAGAAGAGTATGAGTCATATATTGGCAAGTTGAAGCATATTGATTTTACTGCAATTTACGACGGTATTGATAACCTTGAAGCACAAGGAGAGGCTTACTGTACAACAGACTATTGTGAGATAAAAATCAAGTAGCCGTATGGTAAAATAGAGTACAATGCCTACTCCATCTAATCTCTATGCAGAAAAAATATATGCAGAGCACCCTATTGCTTTATGGTCTCTGGATGACAAGGCTGACTATATAAGTTTGGTAGATGAGCCTGGTAGAGATGTTACTACTTGGGAAATTGATAATGGATCAGCCAGCGTTTATTCTTTATCAGATGAGCCATTTCCTGATAGCCAAACAACAAAAATTACTGGTACCTTGACAGATAATGACTTTAGTCAGATAGTTTGCGTAAGCAATGATATTACCAACTTCTCAACCTTAAATCAAACATTGGCAACATTTTCTATAGGAGGATTTTTTAATTCTATAAGTGCATATGCATCTAGTTTTGAAATAGGTTATGAATATTATGACACTACATCTGGAAACAAAATAGAAAGGCTAAAGTCTTATTCAACATCTGTTCAAGATAGATGGTTTTTTATATCAGAAACTTTTGACATCCCACAAGATAACACTCAGTTTAGAATTGTTATCAAGATTAACTATATTGGTGGAGCGTCTAGCGTAGAAGACTATGAGTTTTTGGTAAATGGAATTACTGTTGGTCAATGGTGCGAAGAGTTTAACTCATCTTCCCTTGGTGTTGAAAAAAGTTTACTTCCTTCGAGCATTGCTTTGACTAATTCTTTTGCAATTCAAGCAGATGCCTATGGTCTTCAAGAAAATAAAGGATACTATATGGTTAAAGACAATAGTCTTATGGCAAAAAATACAGGCATCCCTATTGTGTACGGTGCATCAAACTTAACAAAACTTTTGCCAAATGATGACATGCCTTCTCTAATAATTCCAGGCCTTGGATTTTTATCTGAGGCTGGACAATACAAAGAATATACTTTAGAAGCATGGATGAGAATTAATTCAGACTCAGTTACAAAAAAAAGAATCCTTGGTCCAATTAGTTCAGACGATGGACTATATGTAGAGGGCCCATTTATTGTTTTAAAGGTTGGAAAAAATTCTTCGTCTTATTACGTTGGAGAGTGGACTAGGCCAATGCTTATTCATATTCGCTTTTCAAAAAATAATTCATCTTTGTTAATTAATGGAGAAGAAGTTATATCTTTGAACTATATTAGTTCAGAGTTGGAACTACCAAAGAAAAATAATTTATTTGGAAAAGATCAGGACTGGATTGGGTTTTATGCATATGAAGATGTTTCGCCAATAGAAGTTGATTGTATTGCAATTTATACATATCAAGTTCCAATTATACTTGCTAAAAAAAGATTTGTTTATGGTCAAGGAGTTGAATTTCCAGAGGGAATTAATCAAGCATATAGTGGATCATCAGTATATATAGATTATCCTTTTGCAGACTATACAAATAATTACTCCTATCCAAATATAGGAAAATGGAGCCAAGCAATTGTTGATAATCTTAGTGTTGAAAATAATCTCCTATGTACCCCAGACTATAAACTTCCAGAAATAGTTCTTGGATCATCAAACATTACTCAGTTATATTCTAGCCTTGGAGAAATTCAAAATGAGCCAGACAAGTTCTTTTCATTTGATTCTGTTGCAAATGGATACATGTATTTTAATAATTTAAATTTTTTAAATCAAAAGGTTAGGTCTTTCTATGGTTCTTTTAAATTTTTAGAAGAGCCAACTCAAACACAAATTTTATTTAGAATAGAATCAGAAAACTCCTCTGATTATTTTGAAATATCTACACAAAACAAAGATATAGTGTATAAGTTAGGGTATGGAAGTACAGAAGAAATTCTTGCAACATTTTCATGGTCCGATGAAAACCCATTTGCTGGAATAGCCTTAGAAGAAATTTTTCCTGTTGGTCTAGATATTGATAAAGTATCTAAATATTTTGGAGGAAATGTTTCATCTTTCTTTGGCAACATAAACACACTAAAGTTTTACATAGGTGGAAAATCAGACCTAACACAAACATTTACTGGCAAGATATATAAAGTTGGTTTCTGTACTGAAAGAAATCATAAAAAAATTGAGTATTTATTTAATGAACGCGGAATCCCAGTAAATGATCAAAATGTTTTTGATTTATATTTAGATACTGAAGATGTAGCCTACAACTCTACAGATAATTATTTTGGAACTAATAATGCAGAATGGGATCAGGTGGTTGATTCGGGAGGAGTAGACTCTTATCCTCTAGAAGGTTTTCAAGTTCATACTGCAAGTTACACTCTCTCCCCATCCTCTTATTTTAATAGTTATACATTAGATATTGATATTCAGGGATACTGGGAAGACTATATTCCTTTGACATATTTTTCTCAGTTTGTTTTAGATGAAAAAAATAGTTCATACTACGATTTAGATCTGATTCAGTTTAATATCAACTATCCAGCACCATCAATATTTGTAGAAGAAGAACAAAATAGTAGTTGGACTTACAAGGAGTTGGCAGAAGAATACGGAGTACCAATTCAAAGAACTTATGAGTCTTTAGATAATCAGTTGTTCACAGGGTATTTAAACTATGACGATTTAAAAAATAGGGCGTTTAAAAATTACAAGTATGATACTTCAAATTCTTTGGTAAAGTCCTATGTTACATTTCAGTACATTCAAAATGGAGCAAATCTTTCAGAATCAAATTTTGCAAATGTAGAAAAACCATCTAATGACTCTATAGTTGTTCCAGATGAAAATTGGATGAGTACAAAGTATGAAGTTGTCAACAACATGATTGTTTATCCTCCAAAAGATGTTAGTGTTTTAGACCTTGCTATTGTTACACATTTAGACTTTAATGTAAAGGGTATTATTAATAACAGAATTAAAATAAGAAATCTTGAGTATGCATCCCAAGCATTTAATTCAACATCATCAAACCCAATTGGAACAAGGTTTGGAAATCAGATATATCCTTACAAAAAATCTGGCTTTTATTTTGACTACAAAGAAAGAAATCCTTTTACAATTTATAAGGGTAGTTCTCCATACCTATACTTAACAAGGTATACTGGAATAGAATTAAAAGGAACACACGATCCAATAGTTAATCGTGGCTTATCTATCCCCATTAATAAAGAAATGTCAAATAACTATAAGGTAATGGCCATGCAAATAGCAGTAAGATATGATCAAGACGCATTCCCATATAGCTCAACGGAAATATTTGAGATTAAGTCAAAAAACAACCATATAAAATTTTACATGGTAGCCATTCATCCAAGTGGAGAACGGGCTAAGATTTATGCTCTAAATGTAAAAACTGGGAGGCTAGAAGACAACATAGGGTTTTATTGGAATGGAAAACTTGTAAAGGAACCAGTTATAACTGTAAAAGAATGGGGATTTTTAGGAATTTCTTTTCCAAACTTACTAGACTTTAGTTCTAGGGTTGGATCAGTAAATTTAAATGGACCACTAACATTTAACACAATATCCTACTATCAATCAACAAACCTACAGGAGGTTCAGAAGGTTGATGTTCGACCATGGTTTGGTGTCAAATACTCATTACCGCTTACCCTTGAGTGGGATCACTGGAAAACTTCTCCTTTTCTTTGGGATGGTGTATTAATTTTATCTTCAACAAGTTATTATGGAGTAGACCCCTCAACAATTTATAAGAGTTATACAGGAACTAATAAGATTATTATTGATACTGATAAGGTTTTTACAGTTAATGGATACGAATATACTGTCTATAAAGGTATTACTTCAAAACAAATAACAACCAATGCCATCTAATATGGTATACTTATAGTTATGAATCTTGAAAATACAAAGAAAAAGCGTAAGCAACTGCCTAAAATGAAGGGGCAGGTAGGTGAGTCTCGTGCAAAAATTATTGAAAAGCACTATGACTGGGGCCTATATGTATACAAAAGATCTAATGGAAAGTGGTTTACAGACGGAGCTGGCTCTGTTTTAAATGTTGAATCAATGAAGGGTGACATTTCCCAGATAGCAAAACTTAGAGATGCTGCTAAATATTACGGGGATGAAGGAGATGGCCAGTGCATATTTGTACCAGGACTAACCAGAATCTCAGAAGAAGAATACTCAGAGCAAAAGCAAAGAATGGAAGAAGGATTGATTCCCTCAATGAATGACCTTGGAGCAGTTCAAGCAGCAAAAGACACTATTGCAAAGTATGGGAATGATGACTAATGGCTGAAGACAAGTCAGAGTTTATTAGAGCAAAAGTAGATGTTCCACTTCCAGAAGATGATACATTTGCAAAGCAAGACCCTTTTACTCAGTCTTGGGATATTGTTAAAGATTTACAGGGACTAGACAACAACTTTAAAAGAAGAACTTCTCGCATAATTAAAACAGAAGCATCACAAGCATACATAGATAGTTCAAGGGCAGAAAGCACTGGACTTGATGGGGCAAAATCAAAAGAAATTAATGCAGGACTTATATATAGAAATGCTTATGGTTTATTTGATGTAATTACACCACCTTGGAACCTATACGAACTTGCAAGTTTTTACGATACTTCTTTTGCAAACCATGCTGCCATTGATGCTAAGGTAGAAAACATTGTTGGTCTTGGCTATGAGTTTAAGGTATCTCCAAGAACAATGCTTAAGTTGGAAGCATCAGAAGAAAAAACTGCAGAAAATGCAAGAAAAAGAATTCAAAGAGCAAAGATTGAAATGAGAGACTGGCTAGAGTCATTAAATAACGAAGACTCTTTTACAACAACTATGGAAAAAGTTTTTACAGATCTACAGTCAACAGGAAATGCCTACATAGAAGTTGGAAGAACTACTCGTGGAGAGATTGGATATGTTGGTCATATCCCATCAACAACAATGCGTATCCGCAGACTTAGAGATGGGTATGTTCAGGTTATTGGAAACAAAGTAGTTTATTTTCGTAATTTTGGTGGAACCAATATGAACCCAGTTGGAGCAGATCAAAGACCAAATGAGATTATTCATTTTAAAGAATACTCTCCTTTAAATACTTTTTATGGCGTACCAGACATTATGTCTGCAATTGGTTCTCTACATGGAGATCAACTTGCATCAAGATATAACATTGACTATTTTCAAAACAAAGCAACTCCAAGATATGTCGTAACACTTAAAGGCGCAAAGTTATCTCCAGAAGCAGAAGACAAGATGTTTAGATTTTTGCAGACTGGTCTTAAAGGGCAAAATCATAGAACGCTTTACATCCCACTGCCAGGAGACTCTGATACCAACAAGGTTGAATTTAAAATGGATCCAGTTGAAAATGGAATTCAAGAAGCATCATTTAAAGAATATCGCAAACAAAATCGTGATGATATCTTAGTTGCACATCAAGTGCCTTTGTCAAAACTTGGTGGTGGTGACTCATCTGCAATTGCTGCAGCACTGGCACAAGACAGAACATTTAAAGAGCAAGTTGCCAGACCAGCACAAAGAAATCTTGAAAAAATGATTAATAAGATCGTCAAGGAAAAAACAGATATTCTAGAGTTCAAGTTTAATGAACTAACTCTAACAGATGAAATTGCACAGTCTCAGATTATTGAAAGACTGGTAAAGACTCAGGTTATGATGCCTAATGAAGGCCGTGAAATTTTAGGACTACCACAGATGCAGGGAGGAGATGAACCTTATGAACCAAAGCCAGAGCAAATATCCAGCAATAATTCAACAAGGCAACGGGACACAGAAAGAACTAACAACCAGTCCGATGGATCAGCCACAGTTAGTGGCAGAAATCCAAAGGGTGAGGGAAGATCTTCTTCATAATCTTGTATTGTGAGATTGTGTAAAATAAGGCTCTATAATAGATAATACCATGACTATATCTAAAGCACATTGGGACACTGAAGGCGAAAACGTTCGCCTATCAATGCCATTTAGCAAAGTCGACAAAGAACGACGAATTGTTTCTGGTTTTGCGTCACTTGATAACTTAGACAAGCAAATGGACATTGTTACATCTGAGGCATCTATGAAAGCATTTGAAAACTTTCGTGGAAACATTAGAGAAATGCACCAACCATTAGCAGTTGGTAAAATGATTAATTTTAAAGAAGATAAGTACTTTGATCCAGAATCAAAAAAGTTTTATAAAGGCGTATTTGTTTCAGCATATGTTTCTAAAGGCGCACAGGACACATGGGAAAAAGTTATTGATGGAACACTTACTGGTTTTTCAATCGGAGGTAGAATGAACAAGTGGGACGATGCCTATGATGAGAAGTCAGATACAACAGTTAGAGTTATTAAAGAATATGATTTGATAGAGTTGAGTCTTGTTGATTCCCCTGCTAATCAATTTGCAAATATTGTTTCGGTAGAAAAAGTTGATGGAGTATCCGTTATTAAAGGTGACTCAACAGTGCTAGAGAATGTTTTTTATGATAAAGAAAGTGGTTTAGTTATTTCATCTGAAAATGAATTAGAGATCAGCCCCGTAACAGGAGAGCAAATGACCAATATAGGATTCGTAGAAAAAACGGATGATGAAAAACTAAATATGATAAAATTCTTAGTTGATAGTGCTAAAGGCATTAAAACTTCTAAGATTAACAAGGAGGTAAGTCCTATGACAGAAGATACAACAATGGTTGCAGAAGTTGTTGAAACAGAAGCAGCAGTAGAAGTAAAAAAGTCAGAGGTCGCTCCAGAGGTTGATGCCGTAGTTGAAACTCCAGTAGAAGATGTTGTTAAGACTGATGAAGTCCCAGCATCTGAGGAGGTTGTAAAGTCTGAAGAGACTCCAGCAATCAACGCAGTAGTTGAAGTTACAGAGGTATCTAAATCAGATAAGACAGTTGTTGAATCAATTGCTGAAATCAAGAATACCCTAACATCTGCCTTTAGCGATCTAGTCTCAACAGTAAAATCTTTGCAAGCAGAAGTAGAACTTCTTAAGTCTTCAAAGGTCGATGTTGAAGTAGTAAAAGATTCTTTTCAAGCAGTTGCAAAAGATATTGCATCTGTTTCAAATGAATTCAATGAGTTTGGTAAGCGAGTTAACGCTGTAGAAGCCGATACCGCTTTCCGAAAGTCTGGCGATCTCGGCGAGATAGTACAGAATCAACCTGAAACGGTTGAAAAATCCCTATGGGGCGGTAGTTTCCTCAAAACAGCCGACTTATTTAATTGAAAAAAATAATAAGTAAAAAATCACAGGAGGTGACAATATGTCGGAACAAGAAATAATCAAGAATCAGCCAGGAGCATCTGGAGAACTTGGTGGAACAACACCAGGATTGTATCAGGGACAGGGTGCATTTGCATCAGGCTCAACAGCAGGTTCGAACGTACCAGGTAATTATACTGATGGTGGTGTGTTGGGTAATATCCCAAATGCTACATTAGGTAATACTGATGGTCCAAACGCAGTAAATCCTTCAGGTGAGGCTGGAAGCGGAATTCTCCGCCCAGAGCAAGCACGTCGTTTTATCGACTACGTGTGGGATGCTACAATCCTCGCCAAAGATGGTCGCCGTGTTACCATGAGAGCCAATACAATGGAACTCGAAAAGGTAAACGTCGGAGAGCGTGTAATTCGTGCAGCAGCGCAAGCAGTTGGAGATTACACAAACGCAGGTGCAACATTCTCAAAGGTTGAATTGACTACAAAGAAGATTCGTCTTGACTGGGAAGTATCTGCAGAATCACTAGAAGATAATATCGAAGGTGCAGCACTAGAAGATCACATTGTTCGTTTAATGACCAATGCTTTTGGTAATGACATTGAAGATCTTGCTATCAATGGTGACGCATCAACAGGCACTTTCCTATCAATCATGAATGGTTTCGTAAACCATGTAAAGACTGATGGAGATGCCCACGAAGCAGTTGTTACAGTTGTTAATGACAACTGGACTACTGACGCAATGCAGAAGATCATTCTCGCAATGCCACGTAAGTACCGTGCTATCAAGTCTAACTTGAAGTTCTACGCAGGAACAGATGCATTCCAGGGAATCATTAAGAATAATGGTACCCTTGCTGATGCAGTTGCTGAAGCATTTGCTTCACAGGCTGGTGGAACACCCGCAAACCGTCAAGCATACCTTGATGGCGGAGCACAGACATTCGGTGGAGCACGCACAACGCGTGTCCTCGGAATTGACGTACAAGAAGTTCCATACTACCCTGCAGGATATGTCGACTTGACATTCCCACAGAACCGCGTATGGGGATTCCAGCGTGACATCACAGTAAACCGTGAATACCGTCCAAAGAAGGATACAGTAGAATATACAGTATTTGTCCGTTTCGGTCTTCAATGGGAAGAGCAGGATGCAATTGCATTCGCTGATGCTGCAGCAGAATAATAATCTGTAAACAGTACATTTTAGGGGGAGTAGGAGTTAACGCTCCTGCTCCCCTTATAACTTATAATGATATAATACAAACAAGGAGGAAATAATGGAAAATTACAATTACAATCCAGCTGCAGAAGAATCGGTTATTGAAACACCCGTAGTCGAAGAGGCTCCAGTAGTCGAAGAGGCTCCAGTATTTGAAGAGCCAGTTTTTAAAGCACAAGAAGAGCCTGCAGAAGAAGTTCACATTGAAGAACCAAAGCCAGAAGAAGTTCAGGCATTAGGAACAGTAAATGGAGCAATTGGTGTTACAACAGCACCAGTAGAAAAGAAAAAGTCTTCAAAAAAGACTGCTGAAAAGAAAGACACTATTGCAGTTCATTCAACAAAAAATGTTACATGGTCAGGGGTAGGCAAAGTCTATCGTGGCTACAACATTATTGAAAAAGATGTAGCAGAAAAGTGGCTTACAAGATCACACATTCGTGTGGCAACACCAGAAGAAGTTGCTAAGGAATTTGGTAAGTAAGCAATGGAAGTTATGAGAGTTCCACCTTATCCTATTACAACAACTTGGAAATTACCTATACCAAACTATACGTATATTCAATATGTTGAGGATCTGGTGGATCACTCAGTTCTAGAAACAGAAGTAATATCAGATGAAAATGGTTTAGTAGATTATGTTTTAGAATTAGAAAAAATAACATACGATAGAAACTTTGCTATCAAGTTCTATGACTCAGAACATATTCATGTCCTATATGAAGATAGTTTAGATATTATTAGACCATATGTTAATGCTAACGACCTTTCTACAACGGCATCTGAAATAAAAGAATATAAAATGCTAGAGCTTGTATCAAGGGCAATTATAGATACTATTATTTTAAAGGGGTTTTATAATACTAAAAAAATTATTCAAGCAGTGGGTCAAGGTACAGACTACTTCCCACTATGGCAAGATACTAACAAGGTTTTAAAGGTTTACGAAAACAATGTTTTAGTCTATGATGTTGCAACACCAGAAGTAAATACTGAAAATTATGTAATTACTTTAGACAACTCTGCAATCCAAAGAGTTATTCCAGATCTTTATAATCTTTCAGAATCTACTCCAATATCAATACCCGTTGCAAGAGGAGATCTTGGATATTATGGTTATAGGAATATAGCATTCCCAGCAGGCTTTGACTATACATTTGTTGTAGACGCAGGGTATAAAACAATTCCCTCAGATGTAGAGTATGCAACACAAACATTAATGGAAGACATTAAATGTGGAAAATTAGACTACTACAAGAGATATGTAACAAATTATAATACAGATCAGTTTAGAATTCAGTTTGACAAAGCCATGTTTGATGGGACTGGAAATCTTCTTGTTGATAAGATTTTAAATAAATATGCAAAAACAATATTTAAACCAGGGTTAATTTAATGATATGCGAAACAACAGACTTTGTTTTTCCAATGCAAGCAGATATTTATTATCCTATTGTTGAGCAGGGTACTTATGGAAATTTAAAAAAGCAGTGGATTTTAGATAAAACAATTGCTGGAAACTTTAATTCTGTAGGTAGTGCAGGAAAAGAAGACATAGTTCCAAATGTAAATATTACGCAAAAGACTATCCTTATTGGAAGAGTAAAGTCAGACATAAGAGTTTCCAGTTTAAACTCTTCAAACTCAATAACCAATATAGTCTTAACCAATATCCGTGATGCAAACTGTAATTATATTTACATAGAAACATCAGGTCCCCGTGCAAGCAAATCTACAATATTTGAAATAGCAACACAAGATCCGTTTGTTGGTCCTTTTGGAAGTATAGAATACTACAATCTTGTAATAAGAAGGTCTGAAAATCAGGCGGTAGATTTATAATGATTAAAGTAATCATGGATAGCAAACAGTTTCAAAGAGAAATAAACAACATTATGCAGTACTCAACTGGATTTTTAGATGGAGTTCAAAAAGGAAAAACAGCAATGTATATGTCTTTAGCCCCAAAAATTTCAGAGTTAGCATCTCAGTTTATTGACATAAATGCAAAAATGTCCCCAGCACTACTACATCATATATATGAATGGGAAAAAGTTGGAAGCCCTGCAGCAAGACTCTTTGATTTAAACTATGCTGTGACAAATGTTGGAATAACATTTACTTCATCACTAAAGCAATCTACTTCAATTAAAAATGGATCAAATGTTCCGTTTTATAATAAAGCAAAAATTATGGAAGAAGGAGTTGCGGTTACAATCAAACCTAAAAAAGCAAGTGCGCTAAGGTTTGAAATAGAAGGACAAGAGGTTTACACATCAAGAGAAGTTGTTGTAGAAAACCCTGGTGGACAAACACAGGGTCAGTTTGAAAACATAATCAATAATTTTTTTGGTGTTTATTTTAGACAATCATTTTTAAAATCTAGTGGACTTCTAGAATACTTTAATTCTCCTCAAGTTTACAAAAAAAATATAACTTTAGCAAAAAATGGTGGAAGATCCCTTGGAGTTAAGACTGGATACCTATGGGTTGCTAAGGCTGGGAGGGCATTATAATGGCAAATAACGATATGTTAAACACACCAGTATTATGGATAAATAAATATTTACAAAATAAAATTTCTATTTTAACAGATATTGATACTCCGTTTTTCCCATCTACACCATCTACACTAGATGCCTTAACTGGTTCTTTTCCAGATGGTGGAGTAATGGCAACCTGGGATAGATTAATAAAAATGAATAAAAGAGGGTTTCCTCATATAAAATCTGAACAACTTCTTTATTATTTTTATGCCACAGCAGAAAACTCAGTATTAAATATGGTTAAAATTCAAGAGGCAGTTCTTAGGCTAATGGATAGATTTGATGAAAGTGCTGAAGAGATTAATGCTTGGTGTACTAATAGACAAATAGAGTTGGATGACGGGTCCATAATAAACAACATGTTTTATTTTCATAACTTCAGGATATACCAACTTGAAGAAACCAGAGATATTATTGACTTTGGAACAGCCAGAACTTATGGCGGAAACAAAATAATAATTGATTTTGACTATCATCAAAACGACGAACTTACACAAACATATATCCCAGAAGCCAGATTAGCCAATAAAATAGTCATATAAAAGGGTAGTATAATTAAGGTGAGGAAACAAGCCCTTTAATCTATAAGAAAAAAGAGGTGAAATACATGGCATATACAAGAGGTACTAGCAACAACATTATCGTTGGAGCAGCAGCACTTTTTACACACAATGACGGCGTTCTAACTGACGCTGATCTGCCAACGTACGTGGCAGCAACATCTTTCAGAGAATCTTTAAGCAATGACTCTGATTTTACAAACGTTGGATACACAATGAATGGTCTTGAGATCCAGTTCCAACCTGACTTCGGTGAAGTACAGGTTGATCAGGTTCTTGACGTAGCCAAGTTGTACAAGCAGGGTATGCAGGTAAATCTAAATACCACATTTGCTGAAGCAACACTAGAGAACCTATTGTTCTCACTAGCAGGAAAAGATTCAGACCTAGCAGCATACAATACTGCAGGTACAGGATCAGTAGCACTTAACCTTTCAGCAGGAGACATCGGAGAATGTCCAGTTGAGCGTGGTTTGGTTGCAGTTGGTCCAGGTACAGGTGACTGTGCAGCAGGATCTTCAATCGAACGTATCTACGTGGCATACCGTGCTCTTTCAATCGAAAGCGTAACAGTATCTGCAAAGCGTGATGAGGCTTCAATGTTTGAAGTATCATTCCGTCTTCTTCCAAATGATAATGCATCATACGGTAAAATCGTAGATCGTACAATCCCAGGAGTATAATACAACTTAATATAAAGATCGGCCCAGACTAATAATCTGGGCCTTTCTCTTTGGTATACTTATACAATGCCTACAGAAATATATAAGACCTCAACAATAAAACTGTTTGATGAAACAGAGTTGTTCATCACTCCATTAAAAATAAAATATTTAAAGTTATTTTTAGAAGAGTTTGAAAATGTTAAAACAGCAAAAAATGATGAAGAGGCAATAGACTATTTGTCAAAGTGTGCAACAATAACAATGAGGCAGTACTATCCAACAATAAAAACTCAAGAGCAACTTGAAGAGAATATTGATATGCCAACAATATATAAGTTGCTAGATTATTCTGCAGGAATTAAAATAAACGATAATTCTGAAGAACCTGTAAAGACTCAGGCTACAGATAGTGGATCATCATGGGATGAACTAGATTTAGCAGAGATAGAGTCTGAGGTATTTTTGCTGGGTATATGGAAGGACTATGATGAACTAGAATCATCTATGTCAATGCCAGAGATTATGGCAACGCTAAAAATTAAAAGAGAACTTGATTATTCTCAAAAAAAGTTTCTTGCTGCAATGCAGGGGGTTGACTTAGACAAATCAAGTGGCAAGCAAGATCCTTGGGAAGAAATGAAGGCTAGAGTATTTAGCAAAGGTCAGGCATCAGACTCCAAAGACATTGTGGCACTACAAGGAATTAATGCACAAAAGGCTGGTTTTGGAATCGGCATGGGATTAAGTTATGAAAAATTAGAAGAATCCTCACCCTCCAGCGTGGTATAATTAACTGTTAACCTATAAGGAGGAAGACTATGGCTGATAAGCCTTCAACAACTAAGAATACAAGCGGCAAGACTATTACACTAATGGATGGTACGGAAATTTCAGTAAGACCCCTTAAGTTATCATTACTTAGACCATTCATGTCTAAGTTTGCTCTACTGTCAGAGGCTTCAGAAGATAACGATAAGTCAATGGACATTCTTATTGATTGTGCACAAATTGCACTAAAGCAATTCAAGCCAGAATTGGCAGAAGACAGAGAAGTACTGGAAGATCTTCTAGACCTTCCAACTGTCTATCAAATTATCGATGCAGCATCAGGACTTCAAAACGCCGATGCTGGAGCATTGCTTAATTCATTAAATAAATAAGGGGGTACATAAAAATTGGCAGATGTAAATTCTAATATAAATATTAATTTTAATACGGCTGCCGCCCTCGCACAACTTAGATCGCTTCAGGCTGGCCTTAGCAAGTTTCATCAATCACTTGCTGAGGGCAATCTAGCTGCTTCAAATGCACAAAAAGGATTAAATGCACAACTGTTACAGTCTATTGGGGCTACAGGAAAATTTTCTGCAAGTCAAGTTAAGGTTGCAGGAAGTACATTAGCCTTTACCTCTGCACTAGAAAAAAATAAGTTATCTCTTCTTCAGTACTATAAGTTCACTATGGCAGCAGCAACTGCTAATACTCGTGTTCTTGGAAAAGCCTTTGCAGCAGAAAGAGAAATTATTAACCGTGCAAGAAGAGATAGAGTAAAGGCTTTACAAGCACAATATATTCAAATGAATAAGTCCAACTCTGGATTTATGGATTCTATTCGAGTTATGCCAAAAAGCCTTGCTATGGCTAGTGGCAAGTTTACAGAACTTGGAACAAGAATTCAGTATGCTGCTCAAAGACAACAGTTCTTAAATCAATTATTAAAGCAGGGGTCTACACAGCTTTTAAACTTTGGTAAAAATACACAGTGGGCTGGTCGCCAGTTGATGGTTGGTCTAACAATGCCACTTGCATTATTTGGTGGGATGGCAGCAAGAACTTTTAGAGAACTTGAAGCAGAAATCGTAAAGTTCCGTCGTGTATATGGAGATGCATTTACAAACGATGCAGAAACAGAAGTAGCAATAAGTAACATACGAGCATTAGCAAACGAATATGTTAAGTATGGTATCTCAGTAACAAAAACTGTAGAAATGGCAGCAACCGCAGCAGCAGCAGGGTTTTCAGGTTCAGCCTTAAATACTCAAGTTGAAACAGCAACAAAGTTAGCAATTCTGGGCCAAGTTGAACAACAGCAAGCACTAGAAACCACTATTTCTTTACAGAGCGCCTTTGGTCTTTCAAGCGAAGAACTTTCAAAGAAAATTGATTTTCTTAACGCAGTAGAAAACCAAACTTTATTATCTATTGAAGATTTAACTATTGCAATTCCAAAAGCAGCACCAGTCATAAAGCAACTTGGTGGTAATGTAGAAGACCTTGCCTTCTTCTTGACAGCAATGAAAGAGGGGGGAATCAACGCATCAGAAGGAGCAAATGCTCTAAAGTCTGGTTTAGCATCTTTAATTAACCCTTCAGAGAAAGCATCCAAAATGCTTGCAGGGCTTGGAATTAATATTAGTGGTATTGTAGAAAACAATAGTGGAGATATCAAAGCAACTGTTGTAGGGTTTGCAAGAGCACTTGATACCCTAGATCCATTAAACCGTGCAAAAGCAATTGAACAAATGTTTGGTAAGTTTCAGTTTGCACGCTTGTCTACATTGTTCCAGAATGTAACAAAAGATGGTAGTCAGGCATCAAGAGCATTTGACTTAGCAGGAAAATCAGTTGAAGAGTTAGCAATATTATCTGAACGAGAAATGAAAAAAATTGAAGAATCTGTTGGTGTAAAATTTCAAGCAGCAGTAGAAAAATTCAAACAAGACATCATGCCTATAGGAAAAGCATTTCTTGAAGCATTGACCCCAGTAGTTAAGTTTTTTGGTAGTATTTTTGAAAAGTTTAATAGTCTTAGTGATGGCACAAAAAAGATTGTTGCAATTATTGTTGCTACAGTTGCAGGAATAGGACCAGTAATCTTAATGACATTTGGATTACTTGCAAACGGTATTGCAAATGTTATTAAATTCTTTGCTATGTTACGAGGCGGAATTTCTAAGTTAAATGGACAGACATCTGTTATGGGTGCAGGATTTAACTACATGACCCAAGAGCAGATAGAAAATGCTGCATCTTCTCAACAGTTACATCAGACACATACAAGATTAATAGAAGTATTTAATGTTGAAAAAATATCTGTAAACGCATTAACTGCATCTTATAATTCTCTTACTACACAAATGAGATCTATGGCATCTCAGAATCCAGCACTTTTTGCAGGTGGTGCTAAAGGAGCAAGCAGAGCTGTATCAAAGTTACCACCAGTAAGAAAGTACAAAGATGGAGTATTGACAGTTCCTGGTCCAAAGGGAGCAGGAGATATTCAGCCAGCAATGCTTTCTCCAGGAGAAGCGGTAATCCCAACTAAGATTACTGATAAGTATAGAGGACTTATTTCTGCAATGTTCCAAGATAAAGTTCCAGGATTTATGGCTGGAAGAATTCCTAAAGGAATAACATATAGATCAGAACACCCAATGAAACAATCTGGAGCAAAATTTGTTGGAATGCCAAAGTCTGCAGCAGAGGCTTCACAATCTAGACAAATACGAGAAAAAATATCTCAATCAGTAAAGAATGGAAGATTTGGTTCTACTGCTCCCACAGATTTTGGAACACTACTTCAATCATTTTCTGGAAGAAGTTTTCCTGCAAGTGGAGTTGGCGGGATATACAGAAAGCCTAATGGACAGGTTGTAGTAGTAAAACCAACTCTAGATGAAAAAACTGCGTTAGCTGAAATTCGGGCTACACAGATTGCTAGAGAAGTACATGGGCTAGTATCTCCAAAACAAAATATTAAAACAATGATAGACCCAGGAGATCCAACAGGACAAAGAAAGTTTATTGTTATTGAGTCCCCATATGATCCACGATTTGCAACAATGAGTGGTAAGTTTTCAAAATCTGACATGGTTAAACAATTAGTTGCCTCAACACTAAGAGGAGATAAAGATTTACAAAGATCAAATTTGTCTGGAAATGTTTTAACAGACCCTGGCGCTTCTGGAGTATTTGACAGAGCGTCTGGCTTTAGAGATTTTTCTAAGGCTATGCCAAGCATGGAGCAACAGGGAATGATAAATCTTCTTGGAGTTAAAGGCGGAGCAAGGAAGTTCTTTGCACAAGAAACATCTGGTATTGCTGCAAAAATGTCTCCACAGGAGTATGACGCTGCAATTAAAGCAGAAATTAATAAAGCTATTCCTAGATTAAAAAAAGTCATTAAATCTTTTGATTTAACTCCAGAGGAGCAAGTTATTTATAATAACATGTTTGGAAGACTTAAGGATGGAGCAAAAACAGATTGGTCTAAACTTCAGCCTGTACATGCAAGAGCAGGTGATGGCGTTGTAAGGGCTATGGCAGGAATAGATCCTGTTGCATCAAATTCATTAATTGAAGATCAGTTGAGAAAGTTTAGTTTGCCAGCAGGAACACAAAACAATGCTCTTATAGATGACTTAAAAAGAAATGTTACAGGAGAATTTGGCAAATCATTAGAAAACCTTGACCCACAAAGAAGAGCAGTAGTACAAGCAGCATGGAGCGGTGGGAAAGCATTAGTTCCTCCATCAGGAGAAGAAAGATCATTTAATCGTCCAAGACAAACAAGCTTCTTGAATGAAATTCAAAAGATGACCGCAATAATGGTAGATGGTGAGACTAAGTATGTTCATCAAAAGGATTTAGAATCATTTAGAGCAGACCCAACTGGTAGAGCAAGATATGCAAGAACTGCTAAAGAAGTAACAGATAGCATGCTTTACAGGATGGGTGCAAAAGAAAGAGCAGGATCTTATGTTGCAAATGGAGGATTCTCTGGAAGATTTGCAGCACCTTCACACTTTGAAACAGACTTAAGGTCAACAGGAAAACAAGCAGGAGGGGGTCTTTCAGTATTGTCTAATGTTGTTAGACCAGAGGCAAAGAAGTTATTAGAAGCGTATAATCAAAAATTAGGAAATGCTTTAAATAGTAATGCTGCCAGAGAGATGAAATCTTTAGGGTTTTCAGATAAACAAATTCTTAAAAAATTATCTCCAGAACTTTCTCATATTGTAGGAAATACTGGCATTGGTGGAAGAGATAGTCAAAAGTTTAAAACAGGTTATGCACAGTATGACTCCAACGCCCTTAATAGATATATAGGAAAAGGCTCAGACAGATTTAATCAAATCTTAAATTGGAATAGCAAATCTTCTAATGCTTTGGGATTGCCACAAGCACTTATCCCTGAATATAAAAAAGCAGCAGAGTTCATGGCCACTGGACTTCATCCAGTAACTCCAGAAGAAAGAGCACTAGTTGCCAAGGCAGCAGAGTTAGAAGAAAAAGCATTTGCGCACAAATCCCAAGGTAATAAAATGCCTGGAGTTAAATTAGGATCTGATGTTAGAAACGCTAAGGCTGTTCGTGCAATACTTGGAGATTCATCAATTACTCCAAGCAGACCAATCAATCTTGCTGCAACTAACCCAGATAGTGTTCTTGTAAAGCCTGGAGAGTTTAAACTAGATAGAAAAACTGGAACACTAACAAAATTAACAACAACAAATACTTCTGCAAAACCTGCAGGTACAGAAGCAAGTAGCGGAAGTTTAAGAGACAATAGACTTACAACTGAAAGACCAGGACAGTCTATTTTAACAGCATCTCAAGCAAGAAGGTTTGCTGTAGCACGCGGTATTAGAGTTCTTCCTGGAAGAGATAAAGGAACTCCAGGACTAACTAACCCTACCGTTCGTCAAGGACAGGTAGCAGTTGATTTACGAAACAAGGGATATAGTCAGGCTGAAATTGATAAGATTTTACGTAAGATTGCAAAGCAAGAAATAAAGGTTAAAGAAACGCAAGTGCAGGGAGCAGGCAAAGCCGCAAGAGTAGAAGCAGCAAGACAAAAAGAGCAGGCTGTAATTCAAAAACAACAAACTGAAAGTGCAAGAAAAAGATTTGCCGAAGGCCAACGCCGCCAAGAACTTAATCGTCAACAAGCATTAAATTATGATGCTGCAGTAAAAGAAGGACAAAAACGAGGTCTAAAGGAACAAAAACAAACACAAAGAGCACAAACAAAACAAAATAGAATGGCTCGCCAAGAAAAAGTTGGAAAATTCTCTGGTGGAGCATCTATGGCTCTTGGAACTGCTGGTATGGGACTTATGATGGCTGGTCAACAAAATGCTGGCATGGCCGTAATGGGAGCCTCAGCAGTCGCTGGTATGGCTCCGATGTTGACAAACGGATATGTTGCTGCAGGTGTCGCCGTTGTTGCCCTAACTGCATCGCTTTTCATATTAGACAAGATGGCAAAGAAAGCAGCAGAGGCACAATCAAAGTTAGTTGATTCAACATATTCAACAACTGAAAAAATGAAGACAATTGGAGGACTAACTGGAAAAGTTGGTGCTTCAGAAATTATGTCAAGGAAAAGATCAGGATCTGTTTCAGACAGATATACAACTGGATTTGAAAGAGGAAAGCAGCAATTTGGATCCACCTTCTTACAAAATGAAGTTGGTAAAGATGTTATGTCTACTTTTACTGAAAATATGAAATCAGGAACAGATGTTGCAGCAAGTCAAATGGCAATTCAACTTGGTGGATATATTTCAGATGGAGTAATGACTGCTGAACAAGCACATAGCGTAGCAAGCCAAATAGGAATTAATTTAAATAATCAAAGCCTTACATCTAAAATAAGTGGTCAACTTTTAGAATTAGTTGGCCCAGGAGGAAAAGATTTACTTACAAACCCATTAGAAGTAAGAGTAAAACTTATAGGTGCTCAAACGGAATTATCACAACAGGCATCCGATGAATTTAAAAAAATGATGGATGGTGAAAATAGCGCTCTTAATGCACAGAACGTATTGGGGACGTTGGGTACTAACACGCCAGGAGGCTACATTACTCAAGAAATCATGAAAGGAACTGCAACGGGTAAAGGATTTAACTTTGAAGAGGCTTTTACTCAAACAGATGCAGAAAGAATGTCTGCATCAATGGCAGCATCAGGTACTCAAAATCTTGAATTTAACCAAGCACAAATAGATTCCCTTGATGTTCAATATGACAAAGAATTAAAAATACTTGAAGCAAAGAAGGCTGCAACTACAGATGCTAAAAAAAGCAAAGATATAGGGATAGAGATTGCTGCACTAGATAAAAAAAGATTAGAAGGAATTAAAACATTAAGACAAGGAAATAAAGATATATTAAAAAATCAAATTGATAATTTTAATGTTGCAAAACTTCGAGCCGCAACAGAGGCTGCTTTTTTTGATTCACTAAACGAGCAAGTAAAAGCAAAGGCTGAAGCAACTGGACAAGGGACTTTTGTTGATTCATTCTTAAATGCTGCAGCAGACTTAAAAAGCAAAGAACTCGAGGTAAAGATTAAGACTATTGTTGGTAGTGGACAAATGCCCACTAACACAGCAGTTTCTTTGCTTAACACTTTTGCTGGAAAAGAAAAGCAATTCGATAAATTTTTAAATATAACAGCAAGAACCAAAGATCCAGGAAAAGTTGCTGAACTAATAAATTCTCTTGAAAAAATAAAAGGTGGCACAGATATTCTTTTAGATATAGCAGCAAAAAATCCTGAAGAGGCAGACAGGTTAATGGCAACAATTGCACTTATGCAAAAGATGGCTGGAAAAGAACTTAATATTGAAGCATTTTTTGAAGAAGAGGATGCAATGGCAAGACTCAAAGCTCTTCAGGTTGAACTAGCAGCAATTGAAAATATTAAAAACCCAATTACCAAAGAAGCAATTGCCTTAATTAATACAGATGGAAATTCAGAAACACAAGATATGGGTGCTCTTTTAGCCTTATGGGATCAATGGGAAAATCTTGATGATGAAACAAAGAAAACTACTATACAAGAGTATATTACACTTTTAAGAACAATTAGTGAAGGTCAATTAGATGCAGAGATTAAAAAAAGAGTTGCAGCAGCAGGTGGCGCTGGTGTAGTTGCCGATTTCTATGGAACTGAAGCGGGGAGAAACTCTGCAAAATCAAGTCTTGCTGCTGAATTGACTATGCAAGCAGTAAAACAAGCTCAACTGTCAAAGAATGCAAGTTTGAATAATGGCCCTAAGGATGGCGGTAGTAAAAATAATTCCCTAGCATTCCTAGACTCTCTTGCAATGAGATTAAAGCAAGTAAGAGATAATGCATTCAATGCAATGAAGCCTGTAGAATCATTGCTTGCAGCATTTAGAGATAAAAAAACACAACAGGGTGCCTTTAAACTTTTTGACGGTATACAAAATAGACTTTTAAAGATGAACGTTGGACAAGACCTAAGAGATGCAGTGGACTCAATGTCTGCAGAAGATTTTTCTAAGATAGCAGCACTTAAAGATAAGAAGGCATTATTTACCTTTGCAAAAGGCAAGGGAAAATCAAAAGACACCATTACTGGATTAACAGAATTTGGCAGGGCTGTAGATCGGGGATATAAAGAAAAAGCACTTGGAGATTTTAACCTTGCTAATGAAACCACAATAAAGAACATACAAGATCAAACTAAGGCCTACAATATGTTGATTGGTAGTGGTCTTACAGCAGCAGAAGCGTTATCAGTTGTTTCAGATCAAGGCCAAGCCGCAGCAATTGCAGGCGGAGCAATTAAAAAATCAGATCCTGAATGGAAAAAATATGTTAAAAACATAAAGACTGCAAGCACAGAACTTGAGCGACTAGCAGTTCTAAATAAAGCAATTCGTGCAAATGAAGACTTTAAGATGTATAAGGAGATGCCAAAACTTGTCACTCAGATGAAAGACCTTGGATACAGCACAGATCAGATTGATGCAGTACTTGGAGATCCAGAACTTGCAAAGTTTTTAATTGAAGACTTAAAAGATGGAAAGGTAGATGCAGAAAATATTGCGGATTATCTCAATAGTATTGAAGCAACAAAGATTATAGATATTCAAGTTAAACTAAACGAGGGAGATCTTGCAGGGGCAGCAGAACAGGGAAGACAACTTGTAGATGAATTATTTGCTGCACAAGAAGGTCTTATTCGCACAGGAGCAAATGCAATAACAATTAAGGGGAATGAAAAAACAATAGCAGACCTTGAAAATAAAATTGCTCCTTTCCAAAGATCAATAGAACTACTTAACGATGAGCTTCAAGATGGACAAAGAGCAATCGAGGAAAACTATTCAAGACCAATTGAAAAATTAAATGAAGAGGTTAGTGATCTTAATCGTGAACTAGAGACTAGCCCATTATTTGGTGATCGCCTTATACAAAAAATTCAAGACGAAAATAGTAGTTTGTCTAATGATTTAACAATTATTTCAAATGCTGCAGAAGAGGTTAATAAAAAATATGATGATCAAGCAGAAGCCCTACAGAAGGTTTCTGATATTAATAAAGATATTATAGAACAGCAGAATCAACAAATTGATTTAGCAGATGCAATAACATCTGGAGATATATCTTCAGCAGCCCGTGCTGTGCAAGAAATAAGAGCAGGAAACGCTGAAAGGTTTGCTTCTGGACAAGCAAATGCTTTACAGCAAGCAAGAGAAAATGCACTTGGGTCTTTGGTTGGTCCACAAAGTGGTTTAAATCAAGAACAAATAAACGAAAAGCAGTATGAGAATTCACAAAAGATCTATGCATTAGAAAATAATGTACTTAGACTTGACATAATAAGCAAAATTCAGGGTAAACAAGATGATATTTACAACCTTGAAGAAAAAAGAGAAGACAAGCTTATTTCAATTAGAGATATAGAAGACTCTATTTACAGAATTCAAGAATTTTCTATTGAGCCATTACAAGAAAGAATTGACAAACTTGTTTACTCTAACACACAATTACAAGCAATTATTAATAAGGAATTAGAAAGCATTGAAGTTCTTGGTAAAACAAGAGCTGCGTGGGATACTATTAATGCAAGAATTGATTATTACGCCGCGGCACAGGCAGCAGCAGAAGGTACAGCCCCACTTGCAGGATTACTAGAGGCAGCAAGTAAACTTGATGGAATTTGGAAAGACATACTTTTAAAAATGGCACAGTATTCAACTGTAAAAAATCTACCTGGTGGTAATGAAGAAGGTAGCAATGAATCAAGTACTGAAAAAGCATCAGCAGCAGCAACAGAGGAAGCAGCAGATGCAGCAGCAGCAGCACTTGATGCAGCTAACGCTGCCGCAGAATCAGCAGATGCAGCAACTACAGCAGCGATAGCAGCAGCAGACGCAATTGCAGCAGCAAACGCTGGTGCAGGTGTAACTTTTAACCCTTATCAAAATAAAGATAGTAACTACAACATAAAAGCCGCTGCCAAAGCAGCAGCAGACGCAGCAGCTGCGCTAGCACCTAGCAAAAGTCGCGGTGGCTCAAGTGGAAGATTTGCAATGCAGTATGAATCTAACGGTGGAATAATTAAACCTAATTACTTTGCAGCTGGAGGAATAATTCCTATGCCACGTAGAGAATCAGCACCAACCCAAAGAATGAATATGGGAGGCATGGTTTCTTATATAGCTGAGGGTGGAATGTTTAGCCCTAAAGGAACAGATACAGTCCCTGCAATGCTTACTCCAGGAGAATATGTATTAAGAAAAGATGCAGTTAAAAAGTATGGAGTAGATAATCTTAATAAATTAAATGCACAGAATTTTGCAGATGGTGGACAAGTTGGTGGTGCTCCACATAATATGGGAATGAGTAATTTTGGATCAAGAGTCAAACCTTTGCCATCAATGTCAGCATCTACCCCAGAAGCTGCTGAAAAAGGTGAAAAGGCTATGGCAGTATGGTATGCAAAAAATGGATATGAATTTGTAGATGGCGGCTGGCGTAAAAAGGTAACAGCATGGAATGCGCTAACATCCCGTAAAGAGTGGCTGGGTATAGCTCACAATGTTGCCAGAAGTTGGGGAGCGGAGGACAACAATAGCATACTTGGATCTAAGATGAAAAACTTTCTTGATACGCTTGTCTTTGGTTCAAGCGCGGATGAAGCCACAGCTAAAGGGACAGCTTTACACCTTGGTTTGATGTTTGCCCCGATTGGCACAGTTGGCAAAGCTCTAAAACTAGATAAACTTGGAACACGGGTGCTATCAAAAGTTTCAGGCGCCCTGCCTGCGTGGGCACAGCCCAGCCTCTTAAGTGATAAATTACGTGAAGGTGTTCTTGCAATGAGCGGGAAATTAGCTGGACTGGGCAGAAAAGCCCCATCAATATTGCCAAAGATTGCTGAAACAACGCCTCAAGGATTGATAAACAAAAGCAATAAACAAGCTAACGATATAATTAGATCTATATATAAAAGAAAAGATATAGAATCTGATGGCAATATGTTCCCCACGTATACATTAGGAAACCAAGAGAAGAAGTTTGCTTTTCAAGGACACAATCAAGATTTTTCTAATTTACCTGGAGTAGAAGCTGTTCAAACAACGCCAGAGGGATTATTAAAAGCAGCCTTAAAATTAGATCCCAAGAACAAAAAGAATCAGTTATTGCTTAATAGTTTTAAAAAGAATAATATGACTGAAGATACGAATAAATTTTTAGATAATGTAATAGCATCCATTTCAATTAGTAAAAAAGGAAAACAACAAACCTTAGAGCAAGCAGACGGCTTTGCTATGATGTTGGGACACTTAACTGGAAATAAAAATGCTACAAGTATTATTGATTACAAAACAAATAAACTTTATGATATTATTGAACAAAAGAAAGCATTGCAGACGAAAACAGTGCTTGAGCAAAACTCTAGAATTCCTGGTGGGAGTACAGGTGCTGAAAATGTTACTGCCCTACACTCAACAAGGCATCCAGTTGTGCGTGATAAAAAGGGGGATATTTTTCTTAATCCCTTTGGCAATTATAATCCTGGATCTCTTGACTCTGTCCCGAGAAGTACACTTCATTTTACATTAGAAGATGTAGTTCAATCACACTTATTTGGAACATGGAATAAAGAGAACCAGAAAATAGTTGCTAAATTATCTGACTTGATGGACAATAACGGTCTCCCATACAATCTAAATCCTATTGATACTTACTGGACAAGAAATCCAGGACAAGCGTTAAAGATATCAAATGCTAGTGTTATTAGTCCATATACAGATTCTGCACTATATGCAAAGGAACTAATAAAAAGAGGCTTAATAAAAGCTGGACAACCAGCCCCTCTTGCGGTTAGTGATCCACGCAACAAAGAAGTTTTGCAGCTTATAAAAAATTCCTATAGCCCTAAAGATAGAACACAAATAGCCAATATGTCGGAATGGGGAGGGTTAAAAGCAGATGACCTTATAGGAAGAGAAAGTGAACTTTTAGAAGAAATAACCCTGCAATTTGCTAAAAAACAATTAGGTATCAATACACCCTCAGTTAAATTAGGAGCCCATTCTCTAGCAGACAACGCTCGCCAGGCTAACATTAATAGCCTAGGAAAGGAACTTAACCTTAGTAGCGAAATACATAGCAACTCAATTACAAAAATGTTAGAAGACGCTTCTACGCGTCAGAAAGAGGGTGGCTTACCTTATACTAACATTTACGATAGTACAGAAGCTATGAGAATGAAGGCACGGCATGGGGGTTTGAGGACCGAGCCTACATCTAAACGTAAAGGTTTAAGCGCAATGGATACATTTAATCGACTAAGAATTGATCGTGACATGGCGTTTGCAACAGGAGGACTAGTTCCAAAATACTTTGCCAAGGGGGGGTATTCTGTTGGTACAGACACTGTGCCAGCAATGTTGACTCCTGGAGAATTTGTTATGAGCAAGTATGCTGTAGATTCTTACGGGGTAGATAACATGAAAAAAATGAATAGTGGAGAATTAGTTGGTGGATCAGTGTATAATTATAACCTTAACCTAAATGTAAAATCTGATGCCAAACCAGACGATATTGCAAGAGCAGTTATGGTACAAATAAAGAGCATAGATGCTCAAAGAATTAGGGGGGCTAGATTCTAATGGCAACTAATAGTTATATGTCTGGTAGAAAAAAATATTTTAGACCACAGGCAATGCTATTTGCAGATAACCCTGGCACAAAGATTGATGGGTTCTATGTTCCAGATGGACAAGAGATAGGGGCCGATACAGGCTCTGAGACCACCGCTGGAAACTTTTTAATCCTATCTGATGATAATAGGTCAGCAATAGAGTTTACCCCTGTTAGAATTGAAAAACGGGAGAGAATGATTAATGGCCGAATGAGGTCATACCATATTGCTGATAAACTAGAAATAAACACATCATGGAATATGCTGCCATCCAGGGCCTATGACACAAAAGCAAACTTTAATTATAATGGAAAAGCAGATCTACAACAAACAGTAACTAGAACTAACCCATTAGAATTTACAACAGATGGTGGTTCAGGCGGAGTAGAACTACTTGATTGGTATGATAACCATCAGGGATCATTCTGGGTCTATCTTGCTTACGATAAGTATACAAATTTTGAAGACACAGATAGCAGCAAAAATGATAATAGATTTAATAATGTAAATAAATATAACGAAATTATTGAAGTATTTTTTTCAAACTTCAACTATTCAGTTGTAAAAAGAAATGGTTTAAACTTTGATTTTTGGAATGTATCCCTTGCACTGGAAGAGGCGTAATGTTTCAAGATAAAGAATTATTAAACTATATAGAGACAAGTTCTTCTGTTAAAACAAAATCTTTAGTTATTGCTGAGTGGAACATGAATATTGCAACAAACATACGCATGACAGGAAACTATAGGTATCGTCCAACACAAACAGATTCTTTTTATAAAACAATACCAAACACGTTTGATCCACTAGACTCAGGAACTAATGGTATTAAATATTATACTGGGGCAACTGATGCAGACATAGTTATTGATGGTGGATTTGATGATGATGAAAACCCAACCATCCTAAAACCAATTAAAGAAAAAATGAAGATGTTATATTCTTTAGAAGAATGCTTTAGTTATCAAAGGCCAAGGTCTGGTATTAATAAAGCAACATACCTTAATGGAAAGTTTTTGCATAATCCAAATATTAATATGGCAAAAAGACCAAGATACTATATGTCAGATAAAAAAGATCCCTTCAAGTATTGGACTTCTTTTAGAACAGAAAACGGTACTGAGTATGGAGTTGCTAATAAGACTATTAATGGGAAGCACAGAATAGAAGATACTGCGCCATTTGTTGTGTATAAAGAAAAAATTCCAGCAAACAGACTAATAGTAAAGATGCAAACAAATACGGGAGAATTAGATTATGGAACATTCTCTAACTCATATAAAACATTTTTAGATCCATACTATGGGGACATAAATAAAACAACTCCAAACAACTGGAAAATTCAAGTATTAAAAAATAATAGTTGGGTAGATGCCATATCTTTTTCTGACAGAGATATAAGAAAAGATGGTAAAGCAATCATTGGCTCCGATGGATACGTCGAAGTTTCCTATGGTCTAATTGTTCCAAGCATTTATTCTAATATATTTAAATTTGTTGCAGAGTTATCTTCAGTAACACTGAAACCAGATACAGCCCAAGAAGGAGAAGCATACACAGTTATTTCTAATAGCATGTCTTTAGGCACATACTATATTTGGTATAAAGGTGAATGGAAAACTTTTACTCCATCTTATGGATGGAAACTTGAAGAACACAGGATTGAAACACTAACAGGTTTTGTTACAGACTTGACTAACCCTCCAGCATTTACCTTAAATAATGAAACAAAGTATAAAGAGTTTGAGTATATTTCTGGAATAAGAGTTGTGATTGATAGTATGAATAAGTTTGATTCTACATTTGATTTAATTGAACTATCTCCAAGACTTGTCTCAGACTTAAGTGATAGAGTTTTAGAATTTTCTGTTAACAAAAGTGCTTCCGATTTAGGGGTTAGTGGTCTACCAGTTGGTCAACTTCTTGCATCAACAGGTTCTATAAATTTATTTGATTTTGATGATGCATTTCATCCAAACAATTTAGAAAGTATTATTAGTAGATATGTTTCTAAAAACATTCAAATTAAAATTTATGAAGTAATTACAGATAATTCTGGAACTGAATACTATTTGCCAATCAAGACCATGTATTCTGATGGCTTTCCAAAACTAGATAATCAGTCCAAGCAGGTTTCTATAGAACTTAGGGATTTGTTTTTTTATTTTGAATCAAAGATTGCACCACAAATTTTACTTACAAATACATCTGTAAGTTCTGCAGTTTCTCTACTATTAGACTCTATAGGATTTTCTAATTATGTTTTTAAAAGAGTTGATGGGGAATCTGAAGTTATTATTCCTTATTTCTTTATTGCTCCAGAAAGAAGTGTAGCAGAAGTTTTGCAGGATCTTGCAGTATCAACTCAAACAGCAATGTTTTTTGATGAATACAATAATTTTGTTATGATGAGCAAAGATTATATAATGCCATCAGTTATTCAAAGACCAACAGATGTAACTCTTTATGGAACTACAGATTTTTCAGATACGGGCGTTATTAAAAATCAAAGAACAAATAATAAACTTTCAAATATTTTAGAAATAACATCTCAGGATAACGAAGTATACAATGATGGAAAAATTACTTACACCACAAGGTCTATACAAAGATCAGTTGGAACAATAAAGCAGGCAAGCCTTGTGGACAATGAAAAAATCTGGGCATATAAGCCAGTACTTCTTTGGGAATTAGGAGGATCAGAAGGCACAAAATCTGTAAATCAAGTAATTCAAAATCAATCAACCTATGCCCTAAGTGCAATACCTTTAAATTCAAATTTATCTTCAACAATTCCATCAGTAAAAAACAATAAAGTTGTTGACAGTGTTATGGATCTTGGAGAAGGAATTTTCTTTATAACAAGATATAGCGGATACTTTTATTCAAATGGAGAAATTATCAAGTATGATGCTGTTCAATATAATATTTCTGGCACTGGGAATGTTTGGATAAATAATGTTCAAGAATATGAAAAATACTTTTCCTCATTGCCTTTTAATGGAAAGATTTACCCTACTGGATTAGTAAGGATCTACGCTGAACCAAACTATGAAGAAGTTTTTGGAGTTATAAAACTTAAGAATGGAGTTGTTGCAAAACATGGAAGAGGGCAATTTGGAACAGCAGTTGCTTCGCACTCAGCAGGAGTCAGTCCTTATTGGTCTAGCAATGAAAATGTGCGGGGATGCACAATGCAATCAGACTATTTGTTTAAACTTGAAGAGACTCCTCCTTTAACAACAGTAGGTCCTGCAGGTATTAACAATACCCTTGCACAAAAAACATCAAGGAACGGAATTATTAAAAATGCTTTAGCATCGAAGTATATATCTGAGTCAAACATAAATGCTATGCTTTCTACTCAAGCAGGAACGGTGCAATCATCGGCTTTAATTATGAACGGTCCAGGATTTACCACAACAGAATCGCCATTAGACTTTGTTTCTTATGTATACAAAGAATTAAACAACAAGTATAAGCACTTTGGAACTAGAATGAGAATTGTTGGAAAAATTGAAAATGATGGGAATCTTGGACAAACTTCTGTTGGTTCTTCTACATATTTTACAGTTCCAGGAACTACTCCAGATAAAAGCATAAGCATAGTTGGTGGCTCTGGCGGCTTGGCTGTCATGATCAATCCATCAACAAATAATGGTTACTATTTTGAAATTATTGCACTTGGTGCAAACAATCTAAATGATTCTGAAAAGAAAAATGTAAATGACGTAATTTTTTATAAAATAAAAGCCTCTGGCTCATCTGCTATTCCAATTAAACTATATGAAGGGCTGGCAGGAATAATTGTTGACGATGGAAAATTTACTGGTCAGTATAGAATGGCAGCAGAAAAAACCCCAACTGTCTATGATTTATCTGTAGAGTATCAAGATATAGGAAAAAGAAGAAGATTCTTTTTGTATATAAATAATAATCTTATTGCAGAGGTAGATGACGAAGATCCACTTCCAGTATATAACAACATGGCTCTATTTGTTAGGGGATCATCGAGAGTAATGTTTGAAAATATATATGCTTTAGGAAATAACTACTCACAAAATACTGCGTTTAAGATTAATGCACCAATAGCATCAGCATTTGGAGATTCTGAAATAAATGCAAATGATTCTTTTATGAAATACGCTGTGAGCGGTGTGGTCCAGAGTACATATCTATCTGGTATAAGTTCTGCTGAACCACCTGCCTTTAATATGTATTTTGAAGAATTCGGAACAATCATGCGAGAAGCAGCATCATTCAATATTAAATATGATAAGGCCTATCCAGCCCTTTATGCAAAACTATCTCCCACCTTTAATAGAATAAAAGGGTATACTGTTTCTGGATTTAAAGCAGGATCTTATGGGGCAGAATTTTTAGTTTTTAATTCAACAGACACTATTTTAAATTTAGACTCAACATCTGGAAATTTTTTGAAAATACAAGGAATAACATTTACTCAGGAATCTAACACAGACTTAACGGTTGATGAATATTTTTCAAAAAATAGCAACTTGGCTGATTCAGAAATAACTGAATCTTCGTTAGTGGTCTCACCATTTAAAATTAAAAAAGATTATCAGGATATAAAGTTAAGTAGAATGTCTTATGGTAAAAAAGATTTTGTTTTAGACGTACCATACATTCAGTCTCAAGATGCTGCAGAAAACCTAATGTCCTGGGTTATTAATAAAATAATGAAACCAAGAAAGTCTGTTGGAGTTAAAATATTTGCAAACCCTATGATTCAATTAGGAGATATAGTTAATTTAGACTACATCAATAATTCAATTGATATGGTTTCATCAAAAAATAGTAGATTTGTTGTGTATAATATAGAGTACTCGAAAGATCAAAGCGGTCCATCAATGACAATATTTTTAAGTGAGGTGATTTAATGGCAACAGATGCAGTAGCAAATCAGTCTACTTCTATTTCTGAAAAGCATATGTACCAGTTAAGTTTATTAACTAAGGCTACCAAAGCAGCAACTCCATCCCTTGTTGCGCTTAGTAACCCAACTTTATATCCAGAGAGGATGGTAGAGTTAGTTTTTGAAAATATTGGGGGACAAGAGTTAATCAATATCTCAAGAAACGATATTGTTAATGGACAAGATGTAATCTATAGTCCTATTAAAAATCTAAAAGATCTATATGTCCAATACAACCCAAATAATATTATAAAATTAGAAAACACCTCAGATACATATTTTAAAAACTTTTCTATAAAACTAGAGTCAAAGTTGCCAAACTACGGAACAGGGCCTAATGGAGAAACTATATACATAGATCCAACGACTGGAGATCTTGTTATAAACGTTTCATCTCTTGATCTTGATGAGCAGGTAGATGTAGAAATATTAGATAGTGGAGAAATACTTAATGGTACAATATATGAAGAGGTGTAGAAAATGATAACTAATATAGGTAAAAATATCTTGGCTAAATATCTTATTGGCCAGGCTCCTGCTTATGCTTCTCATATTGCAATTGGCTGTGGAGCAAAGCCACTTGCTTCTGATGGAGTTCTTGGAGACTACTCAAGCAAAGAGTCCCTAGACTTTGAAATGTTTCGTGTACCAATTACTTCACGCGGATATGTTACCGAAAACGGTAAATCAAAAATTGTTTTTACAGCAGAACTTCCTACAGCAGAAAGATATGAAATAACTGAAGTCGGAGTTTGGTCTGCTGGAGCAAACCCTGCTGCAGGAGCATATGATAGCAAAACAGTTTATTCTTTTAGTGAAACAGAAAACTGGGAATACCATAGTCAAACAGGTGCTGTTGGAATTCAGTCAATCTACGAACCTTTAGACTCAGGTTCAAATCCACCAAATAATATTATAGCAACAGCTAATACAGTATTTCAAACAAATGCAGATAATAAAATTTTTACAAACCAGGAAAGATCTTCACGGTATGAAAGGTGCAGGTTTTTAAATAACGTAATGGTTATAAAAGGAGATATGAGCAATCTATCTCTTGCAAATGGGATAGTTGGTATTCCAACAGGATCAAATCACATACACTTAACTGGCGCAAGTCTTGACTTTAATAAGAATGCTCCTGCTGATCAACTAAAACTTGCATTTTCTGTTATAAATAAAAATGGAGAATCTTCAATTCAGCCAGACGAAGTAAGAGTTGTTGTTGAGTTTTCGGATACAGATGAAGCAAATGCTACAAATGCACAGTATGCAAGACTTCAGGTAGTCCTAAAAGAAACAGACTTAGGAATTGATTTTGCAACAAATAGATACTTTGTTTCTTCGGTTGCCTTACAAAACTTGATTAGAACATCTGGGTTTACTTGGAATATTGTAGATACTGTAAAGTTTTATATTACAGTAATAAAAAATGACATTCCTTCAGATAACTACTATGTTTGCTTAGATGCACTAAGGCTAGAAAATATTTCATCTTCTAATCCAGTTTATGGATTATCTGGCTATTCTGTAATTAAAAATACTAATTCAGAAACAATTATTAAAAATGCAAATACTACAAACCACATTGAGTTTAGGTTTGGGATGGGTGTTGTTTAGTGTCAAACCCTATAGTAAAAAAAGTAATAATTAAAAAACAAGATTTACCAGCATTTAACGGAGTCTTGCAAAGTTATTTAGTTAGATATAGAATAGTCTCTGAAGATAAAAATAGAAATTCTCACTGGTCTCCAAGATATAAAATAAATGTTGAGCCAGAAATAAATAGAGAAACAGTTCCACAAGAACCTTGGATCGCACACGCTGTAGCATTAAGTGAAAACAAGCAAATTATTAATGTTGTTTGGACCCCTCCAATAAACTTAAAATCTGATTTTGATTTATATGTTAAGTGGGGAGAAGATAATTTTAAATATGCTGCTTCTGTTCAAGCATTTTCACATTCTATTTTAGTTTTATTAGGATATAATACAGTAAGTTTTGCAGTTCAAGTTCCAACATTTCCTAAACAGAGGTTTGTCAAGGCTACACTTTTTGAGTCTAACCCATTAAGCTTAGTGGTATAATAGTAGTATGGCAGCAACAATTCCTTTACCTGAGCGTGGTCAGCCACTTGATGTAACTTATATTTCTCAACTAGCCCAAGCTGTTAATGAGTTGAGAACTGTCATGTCTCCATCAACAAATAAGCTTGTTACTGTTGATACCGTAAACGATGGACCGCAACACCTAACAACCAATCAGGTTAGAATAATTGGTGGAAATGTTATTGTTACAAGTAGTGAAACAAAAACTGCTGGAGAAGAAAAACCTTTTACCTATTCTTTTGCTGGTGAATTTAGACTTACTCCTATAGCAACGGCAACAGCCATCAATGTTGGCAACACTCTTGCTGGTAAAAATGTTACGGTTGTATTAAAAAGTATTACGACTTCTGGTCTTGATGGATTTGTAAGGTTTAATACATCTGGAGATAACGTATCCATTAATGTTAACTTAATAATTATTGGTGTACCAAACTAATGTTGGTGTGCAAAAGGTGCAGAGGGAGAATGTTTCTCGATAGACAATACAGTACAGTCGGACACCTTGAAACATACTGCATGCATTGTGGATCAAGAAATTTTTTTAATCCACCAGGAAGTTCTGCGGAGGGTTCATGGCTGCTAAAAAAGGAAGTATTGAGAGCGAAGGATACAATGTCCTCCCTGTAATCCCAGGGAATAAAAAGGTTTGGTTTCTTAATAAAGATTTAGTACGAGTATATCATTTAAATAAATCTAACGGAATAATGTCTGTTTATAATATAACTAAAGATCAAATTGAAAGTTGTTTAATTAGTGATTTTAAAAAGAAAAGAGAGCGAGCATACACTGTTGGTGAAACTGCCACACTTGTAAATCGTCATAAAAAATATATGCCATCATTAATGAAACGAGGAATCATCCCTTTTCCAACGGGATCTCAAAAAGGTGGAGCAAGAGGATTTCAAGTTAGATCATACTACTCAGAATCGCAAGTAAGAGAGATACGTGATATACTTGCTACATACCATATTGGTAGACCAAGAAAAGACAATTTAATTACAAATGATATTACGCCTAGTAAGCAAGAATTGACAAGAAGAATGGGCGATGGTATACTTACATATACGAGAACTGAAGATGGTCGATTCATTCCAATCTGGTCTGAATCAATTTAACGAAGGGTATGAAAATGGAAAACGAAGAGACAAATGTATCTGTTACACTTGGATACACACTTAACCTTGGAAACTTTCAATCACTAAGACTTGATCTTGGTGTTGTTGATAGTAAGCGCAATGGAGAGAATACAAATGATGCCTTCGAGCGTGTCTACAAGTTTGTAGAAGACAAGTTAACTGAAAAGATTAACGAAGCAAAGTCTGAAATTAACGAGTAATGGCCGATCGCAAAGACCGAATGGCTTTGCTTTCAAGATACAGCAAGTATCATACCGCAAGGTACGAGTCAAAGCCATCACTTAATTTAAACGTAGAGCAGTGGGCTTCTGATGCCCTTGTAGAGTCATACAGTATCTCTGGTTGTTATGACATACTTGAGTACTACTTTTCAGTTGCAGAGAATCCATCTTGGAATTACTTTGCATATAATGCAGAAAAAATTTTACAAGCACAAAAAGATAAAAATAAAGATGATAAAGAGAGAGCAGAGCGTAGAATAATGGCAAGGGAGTGGCTAAGTGAATAATACAGAGTCCAAATTAATTACTGCAGTTCTTCAAGATAAACAGATTCATGTACTTCTGCAGGCTAATGTAGATAATCTTCTTAGAACTCATGGAGATATCTGGAATTTTATAAGACTGTACTTTGAAAACAATAAGTCTTTGCCACCTGCAGAACTTGTAACAGAAAAGTTTAGAGACTTTTCCCCTATCTCAAGTGTTGGAGCAACAAAGCATCACCTTGAAGAATTACAGGGCGAGTACCTAACAGATAGCCTCAAGGATATTTTAAGATCTGCAGCAGGCAATGTTCAGAACAATCAAGGACAGGTTGCATTAAATGATTTAATTACTCAAACATCAGAATTAAAGAAAAACACATCAGCAATTCGTGATATTGATGTCACAGATCTTGAGTCTGCAATTGCATACTTTGAAAATCTTAAAGAACAACAGGCTCTTGGACATGTAGGAATTAAAACTAACCTGCCAGGATTTGATAACTACCTACCATCTGGAATTATGCCAGGGCAGTTAGGAGTTTTCTTAGCATACCCAGGTATAGGAAAGTCATGGATGGCTCTATACTTTGCTGTACAGGCATGGAAACAGGGTAAGACACCTCTTGTAATTTCACTTGAGATGTCCGAAACAGAAGTTCGTAATCGTGTGTTTACAATTATGGGCGAAGGTATTTGGTCTCATAGAAAACTGTGCAACGGAGAAGTAGAACTTGATACGCTTAAGGCTTGGCATGCAAAGCATCTTCAAGGAAAGCCAGAGTTTCATATTATTTCTAATGATCAAGGTGGAGAGATTAATCCATCAGTTCTTCGTGGAAAGATTGATCAATATAAGCCAGATTTTGTTATTGTTGACTACCTTCAGTTGATGGCTCCTAATCAAAAGTCTGATAATGAAACGGTACGAATGAAGAACCTTTCAAGAGAACTTAAGCTAATGGCTATTGGTGAAGAGGTTCCTATTATTGCTATCTCATCTGCTACCCCAGATGATGCAAACGATTTAAATAGTGTTCCAACTCTTGGACAGACTTCTTGGTCTAGACAAATCGCTTATGATGCTGACTGGGTATTGGCCCTCGGCCGTGCTGCTAACAGTGACATCATTGAATGTGCTTTTAGAAAGAATCGTAATGGATTTATGGGAGATTTCTTAGTTCAATGTGATTTTGATAAAGGTTATTATAGATATAAAGACTTTGAAGATAAGTAGGTATAATATGGTATGTCACAAAGTAAAGAAAACATTCCTCCAACCTTCTATCATCATAAGCCCATCAAGAAGTTTTATCTTGATGGTATCATCCATGATGAGTCAGCACTTGGCAGACTTAAGGCAGAGTATGTTAGACTTCTTGAGTCAGAAATGCGGCTTTCGGGATATGTTCCTAGGCTCGACATACTTCCAGATTTTACGCTAGACTATAACCATAACAAAAAATATTTTAAATTTCAACTAACAGTACACGGAACATATACGGGGAGAAAGCAAAGCGAATGGATATCAGGAATAGACGGAAGCACAGCAATCTATACACAAAAGAGCAAATCAGAAGAGTTCTCGCAGGAACAGGTGTAACGATTGAGTCTGAGGTAGACTCAGACTACATAATCTTTTGTCCATACCATAACAACAACAGAACCCCAGCAGGAGAAATAGATAAAACAGATGGAACATTTTTTTGTTTTGCATGTCACCATGTAACAGGCTTTATTGAATTTATTATGCACATGTCAAATAGGACATATTTTGAGGCAGCACGGTTTATCAAGAGTAAAGAAACTGAAACTAGCATTGAGCAGGATATAGATAAAGCATTATACAAAAAACCAGAGTTTGTTTTATTTGATGAGTTAGTTCTTAAGCGTTTACATAATAATCTTATTTCTTCTGAAAGAGCAACAAATTATTTTAACTACAGGAAAATAGCAAAAGAATCTGCATCAAAATTTTCATTAGGATATTCAGATAAGCAAGACATGGTAACTGTACCAGTACATAGTCCAGATGGTTTGCCAATTGGATTCGTTGGAAGATCTATTGAAGGTAAAGAATTTAAAAATACTCCTGGTCTTCCAAAATCAAAAACACTTTTTAATTTACACAGAGTAAAGACTTCTGGCAAAGTTTATGTAGTAGAGTCTTCTTTTGATGCCATAAGACTTGATCAATGTGGCTTTCCAGCAGTTGCAACCCTTGGATCAAATGTTTCAAACATACAAATAGAATTGCTTCAAAAGTACTTTAATGATATAATTGTCATTGCGGATAACGATGAAGCAGGTGGAAATATGAAAACTAAGATAGTTGAAAAACTTGGTTCTCGTGTATCCGTAATAAAACTAAACAAACAATATAAAGATATAGGCGATATGGACGATACGTCAATTCAAGAGCTGGATTTCCAGTTTGACAAATCAATACAGTCTATGCTAAACTAATACAAACAACACAAAGGAGAAAAACATATGAGTATAGTAAAGGGATTAAAAGCAATCGATGCCCTACTCGACAAGCCAAAATCAGATGGTCCAAAGGTCAAGTGGTTAAAACTTGCAGATGGCCAATCAGTAAAGATTAGATTCATCGAAGAACTTGATGAAGATTCAGCAAACTACAATGCAGATCGTGGACTTGCTCTTGTAGTATCAGAGCACACAAATCCAAAAGATTACAAGCGCAAGGCTGTAGATACAATGGATACAGAAGGACGCGACTGGGCAGAAGAGATGCACCGAAAGGATCCAAAGGCTGGCTGGAGAGCACGCCTTAGATTTTATTGCAACGTTCTAGTTGATGACGGTATCGAAGCACCTTATGTTGCTATCTGGTCAATGGGTATCAGCAAGCAGTCATCATTTAATACAATTCGTGAGTATGCGCTTGAAACACAAAGCATCTCAAATGTTATGTGGAAGTTAAAGCGTAATGGCCAGGGAACTGAAACTAATTACACTTTGATTCCAACAGCACCAGACAAGGAGCCATTTGATTGGGGTACAATTCAGCCTTATCCTCTAGAGTCTGCTCTTCGCAAGGTTCCATACGCAGAACAAGAAGCGTTCTACTTGGGCTTTGATGGCCCATCAATAACTTCATCTACCAACGCAGATTGGTAATATGAGTTACGTCGGCTTACATGTCCACACCCATTTTAGTTTATTTGATGGGATTGCTACTCCAGAAGAATACATTGACCGAGCAGTTGAACTTGGTATGCCAGCATTGGCTATCACAGATCACGGGACCTTATCTGGGCATAGAGAACTGCATCGTCTTGCAAAAGCAAAGGGCATTAAGCCAATTCTAGGTCTAGAAGGATACATGTGTGCAGACATATCTGATAAAAGAGATAAGTCTGAAAGAGAAGGTCAACAAGATCTTGTCTACAATCACATTATCCTTCTAGCCAAGAATAAAATAGGTTTAGAAAACCTAAATAAGATTAGTGAACTGTCTTGGACAGATGGCTTCTTTAAAAAGCCAAGGTTTGATTTTGCTATATTAGATAAGTACAAAGAAGGAATTATTGTTTCTTCTGCTTGTCCAAGTAGCGTATTAGTAAAAGCACTTGAAGAAGAAGAGTTTGCTATTGCTAAAAAGTATATAAACTGGTTTAAAGAAAGGTTTGGTGATGACTACTATATTGAGGTTATGCCTCACACAGAAGCGCATATCAATAAGTATCTTATAGAACTTGCAGATGAGTTTAAAATCAAGGTCATCGTAACTCCAGACTGCCACCATTCAGACAAATCTCAAATTGAAATTCAAGAGTTTAAGCTACTGATGAACACTCACGCAAAGGTTATTAAAGAAACCTCATACGAGAAGTCTAAGAAGCAACCAACGATGATGAAGCGTCTTGATTATCTTTACGGGGAAGATCGACAGATTACTTTTAATAAGTTTGACATTCACCTTCTTTCTTATGAAGAGATTAAAGAAGCCATGAAATTACAGGGTATCGATAGAGAAGACATCTATTCAAACACACTATTACTAGCAGACACAGTAGAAGACTATGACATTCAAGAAGGACTAGACCTTCTTCCTGTTCAATACAAGAGTCCAGATAAAGAACTAGCAAAGATTGCTATGGAAGGTTTGGTTGAGCGAGGTTTGTCAGAAAACCAAGAATACCTTGATAGGCTTGAAGTAGAACTTAAAATTATTAAAGATAAGAAGTTTGCACCATACTTTCTTGTTGTAAGTAACATGATCAACTGGGCAAAGAAAGAAGATATTATGGTAGGTCCAGGTCGTGGATCTTCTGCTGGCTCTCTTGTTTGTTATGCTTTAAGAATTACAGACATCGATCCAATAGAACACAACCTTTTGTTCTTTAGATTTATTAACCCTGATCGAAATGATTTTCCTGATATCGATACAGATATTCAAGACACTCGTCGTGAAGAGGTAAAAGATTATTTAGTTAGACAATATAGACATGTTGCATCTATTGCAACCTTTTTGCAGTTTACTGGTAAGGGAATTGTTAGAGATGTTTCAAGAGTATTAAACATACCTTTGTCAGATGTAAACAAAGTCCTAAAGACTGTAGACTCTTGGGATGATTTCTGTAGTTCAAGGTCAACAAGAGAGTTTAGAGAAAAGTATCCAGAGGTAGAGATCTACGGAGAACAACTTCGTGGTCGAATTCGTGGAACTGGAATTCATGCTGCAGGTGTTGTTACTAGCAAAGATCCCATCTTTAGGTATGCTCCATTAGAAACAAGATCTTCTACAGGTTCTGATAATAGAATCCCTGTTGTTGGTGTTGACATGGAAGAAGCAGAAAAGATTGGTCTAATTAAGATAGATGCTCTAGGTCTTAAAACTTTATCTGTTCTTAAGAACACAATTGATATTATTAAAGAGCGAGATGGTAAAAAGATTGATCTTCTTAAGATCAAGATGGATGATGCTAATGTTTATCAGATGTTGTCTGATGGATACACAAAGGGGGTGTTCCAATGTGAAGCAGCACCATACACAAACCTTCTTGTTAAGATGGGTGTAAAAAATCTTTCAGAACTTGCAGCATCAAACGCCCTGGTTCGTCCAGGTGCTATGAATACAATTGGAAAAGATTATATTGAACGAAAGCATGGTCGTCAAAACATCGACTATACTCACACCATTTTGAAGGAATTTACGGGGGAAACTTATGGTTGTATTCTTTACCAAGAACAAGTTATGCAGGCATGCGTGTCACTTGGAGGTATGTCAATGTCTGAGGCGGATAAAGTCAGAAAGATCATTGGCAAGAAGAAGGATGCTAAGGAATTTGATCAGTTTAAGGAAAAGTTCGTAGTAGGTGCATCTAAGTTTATTTCTCCCAATCTTGCTCGTGATCTATGGCATGACTTTGAGGCTCACGCAGGGTACTCATTTAATAAGTCTCATGCAGTAGCATATTCGACACTGTCATATTGGACGGCGTGGCTAAAATATTATTATCCAATTGAATTTATGTACTCACTATTAAAAAATGAAAAGGACAAAGATGCAAGAACTGAATATCTTATTGAAGCAAAAAGAATGGGCATTAGTATTAAGTTACCTCACATTAACGATTCGGATATTGATTTTAAAATTGAGGGTAAGGGTATTCGGTTTGGACTCAGTGCTATCAAGTTCATATCTGACAAAATTGGTGAAAGATATATGGCAGCACGACCATTCAGTTCGTACAAAGAACTTGAAGAGTTTACATTTACCAAGGGTAACGGAGTAAACAGTCGTGCACTACAAGCACTAAGAGTAATTGGTGCTGCAACCTTTAATGATAATCCTAGAAATGACCAAGAGATTAAAGAAAATCTTTATGAATATTTAAATTTGCCAGAGTTTAATATTACAATACCTTCTCACTACTATGCATTCATTCAAGACATAGATGACTTTGAGGAAAAAGGATCATATATTTTTATGGGCATGGTAAAGGCAATTAAAAGAGGACCAGGCTGGTCAAGAGTTGAAGTCTTAGATAAAACTGGTAGTGTTGGTATATTCGATGATGAGAATACAACTATAGAAACAGGTCGTTCTTATTTACTTCTTTGCAATGATAACAGAATTGTTTCTTTTATACCTTCTGATGAAATAAAAGAATCTTCTCATGCACTCGTTAAGTTCTTAAGTTACAAGCAGTTGCCATACAAGGATGATGAAATGTTTGTAGTATCATTTAAACCACGAGTAACCAAGGCTGGCAAAAAGATGGCATCACTTACTCTTGCAGATACAAGCAGAGATCTTCATTCTATTACAGTATTTTCCACATCTTTTGCAAAAGCATACATGCACATAGAAGAAGGAAAATCTTATAAGTTTGATTTTGGAAAAACAAAAGATGGAACGATTACATTGGAGGATGTACATGTCAGTTAGCATAGAAGAAGCGTTAGCACAGCTTGATCCCAAGTTAAGAAAAAGACTTGGAACTGGGGTTGGCGTTAACTATGAATATCAGCCAACACCTAGTTATGGCTTAAACCGTGCCTTAGGGGGTGGACTGCCTTATGGCAGACAGGTTCTTATCTGGGGATCAAAGTCTTCTGCAAAGTCCTCTATGTGCCTTCAGATGATTGCTTTAGCACAGGCAGAAGGAAAGTTGTGTGCTTGGATTGATTCAGAGATGTCTTACTCAGAAGATTGGGCTAGAACTTTGGGGGTAGATCCAACAAAACTAATTTACTCACAAGCAAGAACTATTAGCGACATGGTTGATGTAGGTGTTGGATTAATGAATGCAGGAGTAGACCTAATTGTGGTAGACTCTATTACATCAATGCTTCCTGCAATATATTTTGAAAAAGATACAGATGAGATGAAGGCTTTAGAAAATACAAAACAGATTGGAGCAGAATCCCGTGACTTCAGTAACGCATGGAAGATGCTTAATTATGCTAATAACAAAGTTAAGCCAACTCTTATTGTTCTTATTTCTCAGTCTCGTAATAATATTAATGCTATGTATACTAGCCAGCAGCCTTCTGGTGGGCAGGCTACTAAGTTTTACTCTTCTTGCATTGTTAAATTGTTTAGTTCCGAATCAGACAATCAAGCGATTAAAGGAAAAATTAAAGTGGGAGATAAACTAATTGAAGAAAAAGTTGGTAGAACTATTAAGTGGGAATTACAATTCTCCAAAACCTCTCCAGGGTTTCAGTCTGGTGAGTATGATTTTTATTTCAGAGGCGATAATATTGGTCTTGATACCATTGGCGACTTGGTTACTACCGCAGAATTAAACGGTATTGTAGAGCGCACTGGTGCCTGGTACATACTTCCTGATGGATCAAAAGTACAAGGTAAAGAAGCATTCGTTAATCGTGTAAGGGAGGACCTTGAATTGCAGGAATCTATTAAGGCAAAACTAAATGGATAGTTTTACAGTATATTATGGAAAGTTTGTTTGCCATGAATGCAAGGCAGAGGTTAGATCTTTACGATTATATGCAGAGAAAAAACTAGCAACCTGGATGTGCAAAGAAAAGCACTTGAGCGAAGTTAGATTTGGAAAGCAGAAGTGGAAGTCTAATGACGGAGAAGAGTGAGTCAAAGCGTATTGGTGCTAAGCAGCATAAAAATTCTGGCAGAAATATGCAAAAGGGTGATGCTTCTTGGAAGAGCTTTGTGGTAGATTTTAAAGAAGTGGGAAAGTCCTTTACATTGAACAAAGATGTGTGGGCCAAGGCTACAACTGATGCAATGAAGAATGGAAAAGACCCAGCAATTGTAGTCGTAATAGGCGAGGGTAACGCAAAGGTTAGACTTGCTATAATTGAGATGAGCATATTAGAAGATCTAGTGGAGGAATAATGGAACAGCAGGCAACAACGATTGATATGGTAAATGGTTTGTCAGAAATTGCAGACTATATGGAAGATGAAGAGTTAACAGTGGCACTGACAATGATTGCTAAGTTAATTATTAAACCAGACATTCCTATAAATGTTGCACATATAGAGATTGTAAGACTACAAGCAATCGCAGCAAAGATGGCTTTTAAAGCAACATGGATGGCTAATGTAGACAAGTCAGATCGTGGAAAGAAAAATTTATACTATACTGCTGCAGAGTCAATCAATAATTTAGTCTCTGCACTCAAGTACATAACTAGATAGTCTGCTATACTTATACTAATAGAAACGAGAATAAAATGACAAAAAGTTTATTGCAACAAATTATGGTAAAGCAAGAGAAGGCACCAATCCATCCGATTGATGCAGCAGGGCTTGTTGAAAAGATTCAGTCTGGATATACGGTAAACCGTATTGACAAGCAGACTCAAAAGAAAACTTTTGCTCCATCAACTATTGCCTACGGACATGGAGAGTGCCCAAGGTATTGGTATCTAGCCTTTGATGGACAAATGTTTGAAGACGACGCAACTCCATTTGGAGCAGCTAATATGACTGCTGGAACAAAGTCACACGAAAGAATTCAAGAAGCAATGGGAAATGTTCCAGACTTCTTAGTTGATTCAGAATTTAAGATAACCTATCCAGATCCTCCGATCTTTGGTTATGGAGATGTAATTGTTAATTGGCAAGGAGAAGAACTCCTTGGTGAAATCAAGACAATGATGAATGAAGGTTTTGAATATCGTAAAGCACATATGAAGCCTAAGACTGGACACCTTGTTCAGTTATTGATTTATATGAAGATTCTAAAGAAAGCAAAGGCAGTCTTGATTTATGAAAATAAAAACAATCACGACATACTTGTTCTTCCTGTAGAAGTAAATGATTATTATCGTCGGTGGGTAGACCAGACGTTTGAATGGATGAGATCAGTTCGTAAGGCATGGGTCGATAGAACTCTGCCCGAAAAGAACTATCGCTCTAATTCAAAAATTTGCAAATCATGTCCAATTAAAAAGGCATGTGCAGAGGCTGGTAAGGGAGACTTTAAACTAAAGTCCATGGAGCCGATAGATGAAGCATTGTCAATTTTGTGATAAAAACTTTCAAACAGATATAAGTTATCAGATATACTGTTCATCGGATTGTAGGGAACTAGCAACCAAAGAAAAAATTGCTACTAGGTACCTGATGTCTAGAAGGCAAAAAAGAATAGGAAAAAACAGATTGTGCAAGTCTTGTTCCCAGGATTTATCTATTTATAATGATGACAATCTTTGCTCCAACTGTTCAGTAAATCCATCAGATGTAACAAGGGCATTAAAAATAATTAAGGATAATTTAAAATGAAACTTTCTAACATAACAAGTAATACTCCAGAAAGAATATGTGCAATTGATGCTAGTACCAATAGCCTAGCCTATGCAACATTTTATAAAGGTGTTTTAAAAGAAGTTGGAAAAATTAATTTTGAGGGAAAAGATATCTATCAAAAAGTTATTGACGCTGGTAGAAAGTCAAGGGGATTGTTTGAGCATATTATAAATGTAGATGCTATTGTTATTGAGCATACCGTATTCATGAATAGCCCTAAGACTGCTGCTGATCTTGCACTTGTTCAAGGTGCCCTGTTAGGGGCTGCAGGACAATCTGGTATTTCTACCATAGGAAAAGTATCTCCAATAACTTGGCAAAACTTTATTGGTAATAAAAAAATATCAAAAGATGAAAAACTTTTTATAAGGTCCCAACACACTGGTAAATCTGAATCTTGGTACAAAAGTTACGAAAGAGACCTAAGAAAGCAAAGAACAATTAATTTTATTAATATTAATTATGATAAGGCTATTACTGATAACGACGTTGCAGATGCCTGTGGCATTGGGCATTGGGCGATAAAAAATTGGAGCAAAGCAATTGGAATTGACAAATAAGACTATGTCTGCTAAACTGTATATGAATGAAGCCTTTATGCGTAAAAGATATCTGGTAGATAAAAAATCTCCAGAAGAAATTGCCAAAGAGTGTGGAGTCACTATTGAAACTATTTATGTATATCTTGCTAAATTTAAATTAAGGAAGTCAAAGCGATGAATAAATTTAAAAAATTATTTATTACAGTAGGTATCGCTGGCGCAGTAGGGATAACCTTTGCTTTGGCTGCACTAAAAGGTATTCCAGAATCATTTGATTGGGAGGAAGACGATGAGTGAAAACTTAAATATTACAGTTGATCAAGTTAACAATCCACTACACTACACTTCAGACCCATCTGGAATTGAGTGCATTGAAATTACTCGTCATCGCAATTTCAATATTGGCAATGCATTCAAGTATCTTTGGAGAGCAGGACTTAAAGATGAGTCAAAAACAGTTCAAGATCTTGAAAAAGCCATTTTTTACATACAAGATGAGATTAAAAGATTAGAGGAACAACATGACAACTGAAGAGGATATGATTAAGCATCTTGATCAAGTCAACAATGTTGTTGAAGAATACCTAAAGGGCAATGACCCAACACAAATATCAAAAGAACTTGCAATACCAAGACAAAGAGTTGTTGCATATATTGATGAGTGGAAAGTAAGTGCATCAAACAATGCTGCTATCCGTGCTCGTGCTAAAGAAGCACTATCTGGTGCTGATGCACACTACAGTAAACTTATATCAAAGTCTTATGAAGTAATGGATGAGGCATCACTTACAAATAATCTTAGTGCAAAGACAGCAGCAATTAAGTTAGTGATGGATATTGAGTCTAAAAGAATTGACATGCTTCAAAAGGCTGGGCTACTTGAAAATAAAGAGTTAGCAGATGAAATGATGGAGATTGAAAATCGTCAAGAAATTTTAGTATCTATTTTAAAAGACATTGCATCAGAATATCCACAGGTTCGTGATGAGATTATGCGTAGGCTTTCTTCATTTGCAAAAGACAATGAGGTGATTACAGTTGTCCACGAGGTTCAATGAGTTTCTTGAGGTACTAAAAGATAATAATTTTGAAGAAATTCCAGTAGACACAAAAACATTTGTTGAGTCCCCAGATTATCTCGGTCAGCCAGCATTGTCAGATATTCAGTATGACATTGTTGAGGCAATGAGCCAGATATATCGCAAAGAAGATTTAATTGACCTTATGGGAGAAGAAAAAGGAGCAAGATACTATGAAAAATATACAAAGAACGAGATCATCTTGCAACTTGGTAAAGGCAGCGGTAAAGACTTTACCTCTACTGTGGCTTGCGCTTATATTGTATACAAACTACTTTGTCTTAAAGACCCTGCGAGATACTTCGGAAAGCCATCTGGAGACGCTATAGACTTAATCAATGTGGCCATTAACGCTCAGCAAGCAAAGAATGTTTTTTTTAAAGGATTTAAAACAAAGATTGAAAACTCCCCCTGGTTTATTGGAAAGTATAATGCAAAAGCAGACTCTGTAGAGTTTGATAAGTCTGTTACTGTTTACTCTGGTCACTCAGAAAGAGAATCACACGAAGGCTTAAACCTTTTACTTGCAGTACTTGATGAGATATCTGGCTTTGCCTCTGAGGTTGGAACTGGCAATGAGCAAGGTAAAACTGCTGACAACATCTACAAAGCGTTTCGTGGTTCAGTTGACTCTCGTTTCCCTGACCTTGGCAAAGTAGTTCTCCTGTCTTTCCCACGGTATCCAGGAGACTTTATCTCACAAAGATACGATGCAGTAATAGCAGAAAAAGAAGTAGTAGAAAGAACCCATAAGTTTATTATTAACCCACTTTTACCTGAAGATGATCCTAACAACTCTTTTGATATTACTTGGGATGAAGACCATGTGTTGTCTTATAAGTACCCTGGAGTATTTGCATTAAAGAAACCTACATGGGAAGTAAACCCAACAAGAAAGATTGATGACTTTAAGATTGCTTTTCTTAATGACCTTGGAGATGCTATGCAAAGATTTGCATGTGTTCCAACATTTGCATCTGATGCATTCTTTAAGCAGTCTGAAAAGGTTAGAGCCTGTATGACACTGCGAAACCCAGTAGATAATTTTAGAAGGTTTGATGAAGCATTTAAGCCAGACCCAGACAAAGTTTATTATGTACACGCTGACCTTGCACAAAAGCATGACAAATGTGCAGTTGCAATTGCTCATGTTGATAAATGGGTAAATATCCAAGTAATTAATAATTATGAACAAGTAGCACCTATTGTAGTAGTAGATGCAGTAGCATGGTGGGAACCCAAGGTTGAAGGACCAGTAAATTTATCAGAAGTTAAAATGTGGATTCAGAATTTAAGAAGGCTTGGATTTAATATTGGCATGGTTTCTTTTGACCGTTGGCAATCATTTGATATTCAAAATGAATTAAAGCAGGTTGGCATAAGAACTGATACCGTTTCTGTTGCTAAAAAACATTATGAGGATATGGCTATGCTTATTTATGAGGAAAGAGTTGCTATGCCAGCAATAGAATTATTGTTTGATGAACTAACACAACTAAAGATCATGAAAAATAATAGAGTTGACCACCCACGAAAATCTTCAAAAGATTTGGCTGATGCGGTTTGTGGTGCTATCTTTGGGGCAATATCACATACCCCAAAGGATCAAAACCAAGTGGTGGAGGTTCATACAATAAGTGATAGGCCAAAGAAAGTTGACAGCCTTGATCGTAATGTGATACACTTTAAACCTATGCCAGATGATGTAAAAGACTATCTGGATAGGTTTAATCTACTATAAATAAGGAGAAATACTGAATGAATTCATTCAAGAAAATATCAATTGCTATCGCTGCAGCCCTAGCAATTACAGGTCTATCTACAGTTTCAGCAACGGCAGCCCCGTTAGTTGTTACAGTAGCAACTGCAGCAAACACGACAACGGCACTTGCGCCTTCAACAGTTGCAGTGCCAGTAACAAATGTAATTGCTGCGGGTAATACTATTGCACTTGCTGCAACAGCAGATACAGCAACAGTGGTTACATTTACAGCATCAGGAGCAGTTCGTTTAGTAACTGCACTTAATACAACAGATGCACCAAAGACAGTTGCTTCAGGGGTTACATCTACTTCAGCAACATCGGCAGGAACCGCATTGACAGTTTATGCCTACACAACATCAACAACAGTTGGATCTGTTACCATTACAAATGGTGCCTATTCAACAATCGTTTATATTCAGGGTACAGCAGGAGTAGCAGCAAACATTGCTTTATCAGTACCAACATCAACAGCAGTAGGAACAACTCCTACATTTGATGTATCAGCAACAGATGTATTCGGCAATCCCGTTGCATCAGAAGCAGTTGCAGTAACATTGATTGGAGCAACATTCTCTGATGCTTCAATTACAAAGACACTTACAACTTCAGCAGTCACTTCAGCAGCAGGCGTTACTCCAGTAACAGTCCTTGGTTCTGCTACAGGAACACTTGCTACAGCAGTTGCAGGTTCAGTTACAGTGGTTGCAACAGATGCAACAATTGCAGCAACAGCAACTGGTTTGCCAGTAGCAGTCAAGTCAGCAATTGCAACATTTACAGTATCAGATCTTGCTAGTCAGATCGCAGCATTGACAGCACAGGTTGCTGTACTAACTAATGCTAATTTAGTTGCAAAAGCAGCAGCAGAGGCAACAGCAGTTTCAGTTAAGTTAGCAGCAGATGCAGCACTTGTAATTTCTAAAGCAGAAACAGCAAAAGCAATTGCAGATGCAGTAACAGAAAAGATTGCAGCAACAGCATCTGCTAAGGCAGCAACAGATCTTGCAGCAGCAACTTATAAGGCAGCAACAGATCTTGCAGCAGCAACTTATAAGGCACAGTACAATGCTCTTGCTAAGAAGTGGAATGCAAAGAATCCTAAGACTAAGGTTACGTTAAAGAAGTAATCAGTCCAACACTAAAGG